TTGTTGCTTTAGGTTTTGTTGTTGCTTTAGACCTTGGCATTATTTTCCTTTATAAAATTCAATTTTCAACGATCTAATCAATTGATCATGTTTTTCTTCAAGATTATTCAATCTTTTTTCAAGTTCATAAATTCTATACTCTCTTATTTCATTCTCTTTAATTTCCAATGGATTCATTTAATATAACCCTCCTTTTCAAGATACTCACGCGTCAGAGGAGTTGGTTCATATACTTCCCACATAGCACCAGTTGCACATGCTTCTAGTGCTTTTGCTGTCATTCCTTCAGTACGACCTGCCCACGATGCCTCTGCTTCCCAGGGTACAGCAGACTTAGGATAAGTACGCTCTGCCATTGTACGCCAGATCATGGGAACTTCATCTTCGGGTTTAATGATGGCAATCAAACTATTATCAATAGTCCCTGCCATACAATCCTGAGCAGCGTGCCATCCTTCATGTCTAGTCACAGACATAAGAGTACTCTGACGATGCATATGAAAATCATTGAGGAAGAAATTATTGGTAACAGTGTGATAAACACCTCTATGTCCAATTGGGAAATACTTTGAATCCGCTAGAAAAACCCCAACTCCGATCTTATTAAAGGCGTTGATGATGTCATTAAACTCATCATCAACGCTACTGTAATCACTATAGGGATAGCGATCTTTAATATCTTGAATACTTGTGATTCGTTTGACATTGTCCGTACATTCTCTTAGTAACATGCACCCCATAGAATCCATAGTACGGTATCCCTTTTCAAGTTTTGGATTCGCTAATACCTGAGAAGATAAAGCGACTAAACCCAGCCCAACAGAGAATAATTTAGTAAAAAATTTCATGGTATTAATTTAAGTTACTTATCTAGGTGAAAACGTAATCACCCCATTCAGTAACTTGATTGTGTTTTAAAGTGATTTCAATGGAATTATAGTATGCTTTTGGTTTAGAAACAAGTCTCATATTAACTTGTTCTAGTGTTTTATGCCCTTTCTTAACATTACAAGTAGAACAAGCAACAACAAGGTTATCCCATGTGTCTTTCCCACCTTTACATCTGGGGATAACATGATCTATTGTTAGATTTTTAGTAGATCCACAATACTGACATTTATTTTTATCTCTTTTGTATATAAGAGATTTACTAGGTCTATTTGATGCTATTTTTGCGATTGGTATCTTAACATAATTTAGAAGTCTAATAACTCTTTTAGATAAAACTTGTGCTTTTTCTTTTAAAAGAAGGACTACTGCTCTTTTCCAATTAGTAATGTTGATAGGTTCATAACTAGAATTTAAAACAAGAATTGTTTTACCTAACTCAATATCTAAACATTGCTTTGGCATAAAAAACATAACTCTAAATTATCTAGTCATATTCTAACCCATTAAATTAAAAGATAAAATAACTCTACTAATATCACTAGTATTTGGATGTGTGTAATGTAAAATATTAGAAGGAAAAACAACCAATGTACCTTCAGTACATCTTTCGGGTGACCACTCCATGTTTATATTTTTAACACTATTAAAATGTGGAGAAATAAACACTGTTGGAGTATGATATTTTTCATCATATTTGACATAACAAACTGCACTTAATCCATTAGATCCATGCGTATGAATACTATGTGAAGTTCCATTATTTTGATTTTGAAACCAAGATGAATCAATTCTCAATTTTCTCAATGAAAGATGGTCATATGGTTTTATCATCTTATCGTATATTAAAGATAACTCTTCTTCAAATATATTCTCTATATTTTGACAGAATTTATCCTGCTCCTCCATCCAAGCATCTAATTGTTCATGATCTTTCATATCAAAGTTATGGCGGTATGAAGTTAATAACTCACCACCCCTTTCATACATCTTATTAGATTCAGATTGTTTTAGGTAATATTTCATTAAATATTTACCCTTCTTATCCCAATCTTTAACTTTTATTGTAAGAATTGGTATAGAAAAAATATGATCGAAAGAAAATGAACCGTCAACTAAAGTAAAATTCTCTTCCTTTTTTACATCACGATCTAATTTTATTTCTTTCATACAAGATAATAATATGCACTAATTATGTATCTAGTTCGTTCCAGTTTACAAGAATTTCCTCTATGGACATGTGTAAAAAATGATGGAAACATTGCAACAGTTCCACAATCAGATTTAATATTACCATATCTATAGAACTCAGTGGAAGACATATTATCTGATAGATAAATGATAGAAGATAAAATAATATTCTTTCTACTCAAATTATACTCGGAATGCCATGCGTTAAAGGAATTTCCAGGTTTAAATTTTTTAAACCGAAATGAAAATAATCTTAGTTCTCCACCATATCCCTCAAATAAAGAAGAAATATCTGGAAAGGTATCAAAATATTTTTTTTCTGTTACATTTAAAGAATTAATTATAGATCTAATTTCTGGTTCAATATTAATATCACTCAAATGATATTTTCCAAACACAATATATTTTGAATATTCATCTATCAGATTCAAATCACAATATTCATAATTTGAATCTATCTGTAAAGGATATTTTTTCTCAAAATATTCAATAATATCATTACATTGATCTTTTGTTAAAATATTACCTTGAGAAACGATAAAATTATTATCAAATATCAATTTTTTACCGAATTTCATTTTCCGCTAATTTCTTATCAATCTTTGCACGTAATTCTTTTGCAAGTTTCAAATTTTTACGATATATCATCCATTTAACAATAGGATTGCTGGGATTATGAATCAACCACCACATAGTTTTTCTGTATTTTGCTTGTAGCAATTCAAGTACATAATAGAATGCTTTAGCTACAGATGGATCTGTTACAATAAAATATCCAACAAGAGCAAAAAGAACAAACCAAATTGCAAAGGGGGGTGAAACATTTATCATTTTAGAAAAAATTGTCTATTGGACCTTTCTTTTTAGACATCTTAATGGATTTTTTGATATAGTCGACAGATTGTTTATAAGTGTTAAAAATACGGTCCTGGTTTCCATTATGTATAACCATATACTTTTTTCCATAAGGAATTGATGCCCAAAGTCCATCATTTGTTACATAACCAAGAGGATCTCCCACTTTTGGATCAAGAATTTTGGGATTTGGAATAAAAGGCTTTAAAAATTTATTACTCATTAAAATCAGAATTTAACATTAACTCCAATAACTTTTGCCGTAGGATTACGAGCAATTGCAGTTTGACGAGCATCTTGTGCATTTGCTGCATACACTTCTTCCTTAAACACACGTCCAGCAACGTACAACTCAACAATGAAGTTCATGATTAACTTTTGATTACTTTAGTATTATAGCAGAGAGGAGCAGAGATTCTGCTCCTGGTGGACAGTATCAGCGCCGCACAACGGAAATCGCTGGCTCTCCCTGCTGGAACACGGTATCCACAACCGCCTGAACGCTCCTAGCAGTGCTGATACCAACCTTATCAAACACAGGCACACAAACCAATCCAAACGCCTTCTCAGCGCCTCCTAGGCGGATCACACGCCCGATTGATTGGGAGATTCCGATGTAGTCCATGTTCCGCATGAACAGCACCGCTTCCAATCCCTTGACGTTCATACCCTCAGAAAGGATAGAGTGGTGAATCACAACAAACTTTTTCTCAGAATCTTTTCCCCAAGTGTTCAAAGTTTTGAAAAACTCTTCACGAGTAACTTTCTTACCGTCAATGATTGCACCAGTCTTGGAAGTAATCACCATCCAAGAATAACCACGCCCAGCAAGTTCGGAGCAGAAGGTAGTCTCTTGGATAAGGCGAACAATTTGCTTGGTAGAACGTGCAGCAATCAAAATCTTGTTCAGAGAATTTGCATCAATAGTATCCAGCAGATTCTTGTCATCAGATTGCTTCAGATCACCCTGAGGAAGTTCTTGAACCACAACTTTCGGAGGAAGAATGTAACCCTCTTCAACCAATTTAGGTGCAGGAACATTGCAAATAACCTGCCCATAAATCTCAACATCATTCATCCCTGGTTTGAAAACAGTAACAGAATGCTTAGGAGTAGCAGTGAAGAAATAACACCGATCAGACTCAGAAGCAAAGTGTTCCGTAGCAGGGAAAAAGTTTCTCTGCACAGAATTATGCGCTTCATCAAAGTAAATCGTATTGACTTCAATGTCTGCCTCCTGAACTTTATGAAGGGAGTGATATGTAGTGAAGATGATTACATTCTCACCAGCAGTTCGTGCAGTGTTTGCAAAAAGATGAATCTTCTCGGGTTTGGTGGTGTGGAAAAACTCAACATCACCACTGTGAACGTGCATCACATGGGCATTGTGGGCGGGTGAAACCATCTCAAGAAACTCTTTACAGAGTTGTTCTGCAAGAAGAATCCGAGGAGCAACAACAACAAAAGTTTGCCCATGATGCCTGACTTCCATATTAGTAATGGCATCATCGATCATGCAAATAGTCTTGCCACCACCCGTAGGAATGATCACCTGACCTTTGTTGTTCTGCCACATCGCATTAACTGCTTCATGCTGGTGTGGTCGAAGTGTGATGGTCAAGTGTGTGTCCTGTTCAGTATGGATATATTATAGCAGAAAACCGCCCACCAGGAAACCCAGTGAACGGTCTATAAACTGGTTTTACAAAGGCAGTCGTGCCTCACTAGGATCTTTACTAGGAGGTTTTGGTTTTTCTCCCTTTGCTTGAGGAATTATTCCTAATTGATCTTCCAATGCAACTGGTTCACCAAACCCATAATCATAGGTGAGAGCATCATGGCACACATAATGTGGATGGTCAATAGGAACACCAACTCTCTCACACATTTCTTTATGATTGTCTTCCATCAACTCAACAGCATAAACCATATTATCAATTACATAATGGCGATCGTGATATTCTGAGAGTTTATTGATTAGAGCAACAATAAAATTACCACAACCAGCAGAGTTATCAAGAAAAGTAGAGGAAGGATCTTTCAATAACTCTTCTTCAATCTCAGAAACCATAGATTCGCATAGTTCTGCTGGAGTGAATACCTCTTGAGTTTCTGCAATACGTTCATCAGATCTTTCGATTGTAGATCCAACATCTTGATTATGTTTATTTTTGCTCATTCTTTTCCTCTAAACACTCTATGTACGTTGAAATAAGATCATTCTTACCAAAATGATATCTTCCATTACATTGATTTGCAACTTCTCTAAATCTAGGAGCAAATTCTAGAAAGTTTTCAATCACCTTCTGATTATGAACCTTAATAAAATGATGCCCTTTCGCATAGTGAGTGAAATTTTCAGTTTTTACTCGCCCACTAGGTCCACATCCATATTCACCAATGAAAACATCAGCATCGAATCGCTTTTCATATGAAAGAAATTCAAAATCTGGGTGTGATTTGTGCATGAAAATCTTTTCACGCTTTTCTTCCTTTACAACCCAGTGTTGTTTTACTGCACTAATACCACCAGGAAAAGTAGAAGCATCGAGATCTTGATCCACAACACAATGTAGATTAAAAGATATCTTATTCAGAGAAGATGGTTTACGAACAGAAGTTGGCAACACAAATCGAATATCATCAGTAAGTTCTGAAGTTTTATTCAGAAACTTAATTGCTAGATTTGCACCAACTCCATATGGAGGGTTGCCGATTGCTAATGTAAAACGCATTTTTTGTTGAATAAGATGATCTAGATCTTCCGTTACATTTATTTTAGCATGTTGTTGTCGAATTGCATAGATGTGTGCAGGATTGTCTTCCCAAACCCAAATATTTTCAGGTTTCCATCCATCTTTCAATGCAGAAAGAGAGTGCAAACCAGAAGGATCACCAACAATAAGGAGAAGATTCATTTAAAAGGGTCTTTAATTTTCTTAAAAAGGTCTTTGGTCGGGTGAAACGATGGCATATTCAATTTCACAATTTCTGATATTTTATCAGAAAGTAAGTAATCGCGGAGTTGAATAGATTCTTCCTCAGAATCTGTTTTGAGGCACATTACACTGCTACTGATAGATGCTTCATATGGTTTTATCATAACTTTACCTAAAGATCCCCAGTCAGCAGCAACGTTGATCACTACACCATGAACATTTCTAGCGGTTTCTTCCAATCCAGGTTCAATATTTTGAATTACTGGTGTTTCTCCTGTACCACAAACCTCTACCATAGGAGAATTTCCAGGAACAATTTTATTTCTATTCAATTTTCCCCTAACCCACCTGTGTGCAAGATTGTTTTCAACCTCTGCAACAAAATCTGGATTATCTAGTTTGATAACAGTATCTTTATCAAGATATTTTTCAAAAATTTCACCGTTTTTATATTTAATTTTTGTGGGTCCAGTATAGGTTTCATCCCATTCTAAGATACAAGTTTCTGTATTTTGAATTGGAAATGCACTATCATCAACTCTAATAATTGATTTTACATGCCCACTAGAAAATAATTTTTTTCTAAAGTTAGATTTTGGATTTGTAAAATGCTTTGATCTAATGATCATTTTAATATAACAACTTATTTCCATACATTCCAATACAAACAAAGAGTCTAGATCGGGAGATTTCGAACTATTTGTTTTTGATCGGTCTGAAAATGGGGGATTGCCAATGGAAATAAATCTCTTATTCATATACTTTAACTCCCCAAAATCCTCTACTAGATTTATTTTAGCATGTTGTTGTTTAATTGTGTAAAAATGTGTTGGATCATTCTCCCAAACCCAAATATTTTCTGGTTTCCACCCCCTCTTCATAGCAGTAAGGGAGTGTAAACCAGAAGGATCACCTACAATAAGAAGAGGATTCACAGGGAGATATCCAACAGAGATTCTACCAATTCTACAGGCATCGACTGCTGATTCTGACGAGAGCAGGACAGTTTCTCAAGTGTCTTACACTCATCAATATTGATAGAGTGTTGAATATCAATGACTACTTGATTAATTCGAAAAGAGAATGACTTTGCATCAATAACTTCTTCGAAAATCAGTTGCTCAATGATTTTTTCTGTATCAAGAGTATTGTAAATGTAGTGATCTGAGTTGATCAGACTGTGAATGCTGTTTGGAACAACACCACTCTTAATGCAGTGATAGATTGCAAGAGGAACTCTCCCCAAGATTGCACGAATGGTTTCCTTTTTAGTAAGAATAATTGAGTTATCTTGCTTTTCGGAAGATTCACCGTCACGTTGGATATTTCCTTTACCGTTAGCACCATTGTCATTCACCTCTCGCTTACTACCATTGTTCTTTTCCTTAGAAAGGAGAGACAAATTGAATTGGCAATTTGCAAGTTTGTCCATATTCATGCTGTTCACGATGTTAGAAATCAGAGAGATGGTGTTAGTGACATCGGAAGCAAGAATAGAAGCGACCTGATCTTGAGTCATAGTCTCAAAACCATTCGACCACTCAATGATAGGAATGAAATCGAGCATAATGTACTCTGCAATCATTGGATTGTTTTCACACGCAGCAATAAAAATCTCACGAAGGGTTTTAAGGCATCGCTGAGGGCAGAAATCGATTACATCCCAATCACGATCAGACGATCCACCACGGAAAGCAAATTGAGTCCAAAAGTTGATGGATTCACCTTCGCTAGCATTGATAACAGTATCAATTTCAGGAATAGTAACACCAAGAACATTAGCAGAAACAGTCAGAATAATGGTGTATTCGTTTTCTACAACGTGCTTTCTAATTGTGTCAGAATCTTCTTTCGTATCTCCAGTTACAACCAGAGGGGCAAACTTAGTCTTCTCCAAATACTTGACCGAAGCATGACATGCTGCTACTGAAGGAAGTGCCATATAGATGTGGAACTTACCATTAAGAAGACGATCATTCGGTTTCAAATGTTTCTGATCTGCAAAATAAGTTGCATAAAAATCTTGAACCAAAGAAGGTTGCACGAAATCAGACCCATCTTCATTCATACAGAAGAGGTTCTTCATTGCATCTGGATCATCTCCATACAGTTTCTTGTATGCATCAGTATCGTACTTTGCAAGAATAACTCTCATAGAAGGGGCATTGTTCAAACCCAGTTTCTTATCCAGTTGCTCTTCAAAGTAAGAGTACTTGAAAGAATTGGACTCTGAAAAGTCCCAAACTATATCAAAAGCAGTGCCAGTTACATACAGAACCTGACAATCAAACTTCTTACGGAGTTTCTTAAATTGAGTTGAATTGTAACCTTGGTGTGCCTCATCATAGACGATCAGATCTACATCACATGGAATCTTGTTCCAGCGATTGTTACCCTGAACCGTGGTCCACAGGACAAGTTGTTTGTCAGTATTGTACCAATATTCAATCTCTTCCAGATAGTTTTTATCTGCAAGGTTGATGAATACAAGATCGTTATACTCCGAAAAGTTCCTACTATCTTCTCGCCAAGATTGAATAGGAGAAGTATAACGAGAAACAATCAGACTTACCTTGACACCTTTGCGTGCAATTGCCGACAAAACCATAATGGATTTACCAGCACGGCACTTAGCAAACAGCAGAAACTCTTTCCACTCTTCCCAAGTAGAGAGGATTTTATTGACAAACTCTTGCTGATGCTTTTTGAGAGTCAGATCTTTCTTGGTCTTAGGTGTTTTGGGGAAAAACTCCTGCTCAATCATATAAGCAATCTTTTCATGGGTCAGACCAATACCCAAACCATATGCGTTAATTATAAATGATTCTGTGCCTACTTTGGTAATACCAGGAATAGTTTCCAACCAATCATGAATTATTTTGTCATGCTTTACATCAATATCATTACGAGTTGAAACGTTTTTCCAAAAAGATATTTCAGTATAGACAACACAAGCATCTCTTGACTTGTTGTAATCAGAACCACGACGAGGAATACCATACTCCTCAATCATCAGAGGACCTTTAGTCTCACCAACACCAAACCAGTTAGGTTTATCTTTTTGACCAATAAAATAAATGTTCGTTGCCATTGGGAGTCTTCTAGGAACTCAGAATAGGGTTATCATAGCAGAAAAGGGAAACCAAACGGTCTCCCTTTAAGAATTTAATTAAAGCTAAAGCTTTCTCTTTAACCTTAACAAAGGCACTCTAGCAACGGTAGAGCACCTTGTCAAGCCCCTTTATCAATAAAGATCATGCCATGTAGATCCGTCGTATGCTTGATGTTTACCAGCACCAACATTAAATATCATCGCTCCAGCAACAGTAGATAATCCTGCTCTTGCTGTATCATCATCAACTTGTGGTGGTAACATATATCTGACTTCATTAGCATAAGCACCAACAGCACTATCGTTAACACCATGTCCAGCAAATCTAAAATCAACAGCACCAGCTGGATTATTTGTTCCAATACCAAGCATCACATGTCCATACCTATCAAGTATAGATCTCACATTATGATTTGTGTTGTTTCTAAATTCTATTTTTGTTCCAATATCAAGGAAAATATTTGAATTCTGAGTATAGATATTTTTATCAAGAATACTAAATCCACCACCTAAAACATCTACAGGAGATCCAAGAGGAGCACTATATGTTTCACTATTAGCATCAACAGCTGTTGTTCCTACACCAACGATTAAATTTCCTAAGAGTGAAAGTTTATCATTATATAAATTTACTGCATTGATTTTTGTAGTGGTTCCAATTCCAACAAATGGTTGAACAGTGTTTGAACCACCAATAAACAATTCACCATCAGGTCCATATATTGTTCCACCCAAAGAAACTCTAGTACCTGTAGTGGTAACAATACCACTTACTTCAAGATCACCATTTAAATCAACATATTCGGAAATAGTTGTGATTCCAACCTGAATACTATCAGCAGTAACTAATGTAGAATCTACTTCAGTTGCAACTAGTTCTTCAACACCAATTCTATTTGGTTCTATTGATACAAAGGTTGTAGCAGCTGCAACTGTTGCATCATTGTATAATATAATAGATGAGTTATTAAATACATTTATTTCAGCACTAAATGTAGATACACCAGTGAATTCCGAGTCATTTAAAACTCTTAATTGACTGATAGAAACGGCAGCACCAGTTACACGTGACCTTATAGATGCATTTTCATGTAAGAAAATATCATCTTCAAAATATGCTGCAGATTCTGCGGTAAACGTACCTGATGAACCGACTCTAAGTCTGCCTGTTGTTACAATACCAAGACTTAAGTTTTCACCATCTGGGACAGTATAGTTAAGTGTACCATTAAAACTAATATCACCATCAACTTCTAAATTACCACCAACGAAAGAATTACCAGAAACAGTTGATGTACCAACAACATCAAATGTTTCTTTAGGTATATCACTTCCAATACCAACCGATCCCTCATATGTTACAGTCAGCAAATCATCTGTTTTATGTCTCAATACAAAATTACCAGTATTGATACCATTAATTGTATTATCCTCAAGATTTATTATGATTGGACCAGTAGTTGTATTTGATATCAGTAATTCACTATTACCATCATCATTCATTTTCAATACTGCTTCTTTAGATCCAGATTTTAAACTCAAAATCGGAGATGAACTATCGTCTAAAGAATTGATTCGTAAAGTGGAATCATTTCCATCTGCAAAAACTTCTAAATCTACTGTTGGTGCTGTTGTTCCAACACCAATTCGATTATTAGTATCATCTACATAAAGTGGACCAGCATCAATATCACCACTGACTGTTAATCCAGATCCAACTGAAAGTTTAGCATTTACTACAACAAGATTAGTATTTGCATCTAAAACTAAATCTGATTGTATAGTATTAATTGTTGTTGGTGAATCAACACCAAGTGTAATATCATCCACATGAGCTTCCGACCACTCAAAACCAGTTAATCCTAAGTAAGCTCCCTTTGATGCTGTTGGTATTAATCCATCAACAAATGATCCAATTCCACTAAATTTTGATAATTCAGTAACAGTTAAAGTTTTATCAACAGTTAAATTATTAAGAACTCTAGTTGTTGCAGCAACACCTGTTGATGTGAGTTTTAATTCACCAGATTTAGTTGAAATTGTTTGGTCATCTGTTTGAGCAATTTTTATATTTCCAATGTGAGCTTCGGAGAATCTCTTTCCAGTAGTTCCAATATAACTTCCAACATCAGAAGTTGGAACTAAACCAGTGCCAAATTCAGTTTTACCACCTAAATTACTTTCTACATTTGCAGTTAATTTTCCAGTTACTGTTAATGTTCCACCAACAGAAACCATATTTCCAACAGTTCCTATTCCAAGATTAACTACTGTAGATCCAAGTATATGTTCACCATCAACACCAAGAGTTAGATTAGAGAAATATCCCTCATTAAATCTTTTTGTTGGAGAACCAATATTAGCACCTTCATCTGTGGATGCTAATAAATTACCCGTATATGTAGAAACTCCAGTAACTGTTATTCCTTTATCAAATGTTGCATGTTCATCTACATCTAATTGATCTTGTATATTAACAGTACCACCAGTAGAATCTAAAACTAAATTACCAGATCTCGTATTAATAACATTTGCAGTATTATCTGCAATTTGTACATCACCAACATATGCCTTTCCAATCGCTTTATCTGATGCTCCAAGTGTTGTATCACTCGAAGCATCTGTGTTGGGAAGAATTTTTGACCTAAAAGTTGTAATACCTGATATATCAGCAGATCCACCAACAATAAGACGATCCTGTACATCTAAATTGGCATTTAAATCTACGGTACCACCCTGAGCATCTAACGTAAGATTGCCAGTTCTTGTATCAATTGTTCCTTGACCACTGTGTCCAATTTGGATATCATCAATATATGCTGCTGCATATCTCTTTGTTGTTTTTCCAATACTAACATCTGTATTAAGTTTTGGAAAAACATCCCCATTTACTTCAAGATCACCGTTAACACTTGATGTTGATAGTCCACTAACGGTAAGTTCTCCAGCTACAGTTACGTCTCCTTTAATATCAGTCGTTCCACTAAATGAATCTAATGTTAAATCACCAGTTCTCGTACTAACTAAACCAGTATTTCCAGAAACACCAATTGTTAATTCATTAATATATGCTGCACTAAAAGCTTTATCTGATGCGCCAATATATGCACCTTTATCACTATCTGCCTTTAATCCAGTAACAATTGTTGAAATTCCAGATAAAGTAGCACCCTGATCAACTTGTAAGTGATTATCAACTTCCAAGTTAGATTTTACATGAACCAAATTACTATTAGCATCTAAATTTAAAGCTCCAGAAGACGTATCTATTGTGTTCTGATCTGATGCACCAATTTTAGTATTACCAATATATGCAGAACCAAAAATTCTTCCACTCGCACCCAAATTTGGTGCAGGATCTGTTCCTTCAATTGGAACAATATCACCACCAATACTAGAAGCTGCACTAACAGTTAAATTTTTGGTGGTTAATTGATAATCAATTGTAGTATTTGTACTAATTGATACTTTACCTGCATTTGCTGTAGATAGTTTTAAATCTCCAGTAGAAGTTTTTATCTCTTGAGCATCTGTTTCACCTATTGTAATATTATCAATATGTGCTGCACCAAACTTATTGGTAGAAGATCCTAAAGAAGCACCTTGATTACTGAAAGGAATTAAATCTGCTTCATAAGAAGATATTCCAGTAAATCTTGATGTTTCCTCTACAATAAGAGACTTATCAACCTCTAAAGAAACCTTAACATTTACTTTTCCACTATCTGCGTCAAGATTTAAGTCTCCAGTTAAAGTATCAATTTTGGTATCATTATCTGTGGCAATACCAATAGATCCTATAAATGCTTCTCCAAATGACTTTCCTTCTGCACCAATACTACCAGTATTGTTTGTATTTGCTGCTATGCCTGCCCCAAATGTTGCAATACCTGTAAATTTAGATGTACCACTAACTACGAGATCATTACCAACAGTTACAGTATCATCTTCTCCTCCAATTTGAAGAGATGTTGATTCTGAAGTTATTTTATCAGTTTCTACATTAATTCTAATATTACCTGCATGTAAATTTGCAACAGTTCCAATGCCACTAACATCCAATCTTTCTAAATCAAGAGATGTTCCTTCTCCTACACCAATATCGGAAGTAGTTGCATTAAAATCAGTTGTAGTAATTATACCAGAAGTAATTCTAGTAATTTCATTTGTTTGTGCTGGTATGTTAGAAACTATCTTTCCTACATTCAGAGTTGCAATATCTGCACTAGTTGTAACATCAAGAGTACTCGTAGTAGTAATTCCTCTTGAAAATATTTGTCTAGCTGTTAAAAATCCTACTGTTGCAATACCACCAAGAGTTAAATCACTAGCCCAAACAAGTCCACCAGTTGAATCTGCAACTAAGAAGCTGCCACCAGCACCAACTTGATCAGAAACTCTAATACCACCACCATTTGTAAAATTAATATATCCAGTTGTCTGATCAATTGTTACTACCGAATCTGAATATATTGTTCCTCCAGTAAATGCGGCAGCGGTTACATTCTTTGCAGTTAATCCTTGATCTGTAAATGTAGATACACCAGCAACTGTTGCTCCATTACCAACAACAACATCACTAATAGTTGCTACACCGACTATATTGATTTGAGTTGGTAAAACTGCAGTATTCAGTGTTCCAGACGCAACATTACTAGCATTAATACCAGTAATTTGTCCCCCTGGTCCACTAAATCCTTCAGTTGCTGTTATAATACCAGTTGCATTAATATATCCATTGGAAGTAATTCCAACACCACCAGATAATATTATATTTGGATCAGCATCTTCTGGTTCTTCACCAACCTGAAATGCATATCTTTTAGTTGGTGATGGATTTGTTGTTGCCACACCAACAACACCATCTCCCGCAGCTGTTGAATAAATGGCATCACTAGCATTTTGAGGATCTACTGATATCCATTTAGATCCTGGTAAGTTATCTAAAGTAGATCCATCTCCATAGAAACTAGCAGCAGTGATAATACCAGATTCGGAATCCAGTTGAATGTCACTACCTAAAAATAAAGTTCCAAATGATCCAATTCCGCTATAAGAGGTTGCTGATGTTGTAAAACCACTTACTGTTAAATCACCACGCAAGTCCAGTGTTGATCTTGGAATAGTGGTCCCTATTCCAATATTTCCCGTTGAATTAACGAAAAAGTTATCTTCATCAACCTGGACGCCATTTCTAAAGTTAAATGACTTATTATAATTTGGCATTTCTAGATTTAGCTGCTAATCCGTTTTAGTTATTTATCGAATCGATTTTGTAATTCCTCAACTTTATTGTTGAGTTCTTTAATTGACTCAATTAACAGTGGAACAAGTTTGTCATAACGAACTGCAAGATGACCATCTTCTCTGGTTTCAACTACTCCAGGTAATCCAAGTTTTTCAATTTCTTGTGCAATAACACCTGTTTCTGAACCATAATCTTTTTTACCAGATTTTTCATTCCAATCAAATGTGTATCCACCAATAGAAAGAACTTTCTCTAAAGGATTATCAATTTTCTTGATATTATCCTTGAATCTTTCATCTGAACTATAGAATGCAACAATATCACCACCAACACGTAATTCTTTTGTTGATCCACTGGTATAGAATACTAAACTGGCACTATTAGTTGTTACATTCGATCCTGATTGATAAAGTATTCTTCCTGCTGCTCCACCCGCAACATTAGTTGCTCTATTAGCAAATTGAACAGTACCAGTAATACCTCCATTTGCAACTAATGTGCCATTAACAGTCAAATTACCATCGTATGAACCACTATTGGTAACTGATAATGAATGAAGAGTTGATTGTGAAGTTGAAGCATTAATATTGGATGCATATACTGTTCCATTAATACCTGCTCCACCATAAACTACTAAAGCTCCAGTTGTTTTACTGCTACTTGCAAGTGTAGCATTTGATGCTCCAACTTGTAAGAATGCAGCAGTTCTAACATTAGTACCATCCAATCCAGTAATGGTTACTTTTTCTACAGATAAAGTATCTGATATAGTTACATCTTGCTTAATATCTACAGCAGTTGGAGAAAGTGTAATTTGTGCTTGTTCTGAGGCATTGTTAACATATAGAGTAGAATTCTCTAATGTTATATTACCTGTCAGTTTTGCACTACTAAGTTCAACTTCTGATTTGAAATCAATTACACCTGTTCCACTTCCTGCTTGAAGTTCAAGATTTGTATCAGCAGTAGCAACGGAAAGTTTATGTCCATCCAATACTATATCATCAATATATGCTGCTCCAAATGCAGTATTTGCAGTTCCTATTATTGAACTATCAGTTACTGGTATCAAGTTACCATCAAAGTTAACATCACCAGTTAATGTAGTAATTCCTGTTACACTAAGATCTCTACCAAGTGTAGCATCATATTGAATATCAACAATACCACTAGATGGTTCCAGTCTTAAATTTTGACCAATACCTTCTCCATCCACTCTCGATCTAATTTTATTTTCATCAATGATAATTTCATCAATGTATGCATCATTAAAAGCTAGATCTTCATTACCAAGTCCACTACCTTCATTAGCAAGTGGGAGAATTGCATTTCTAAAATAAACTGATCCTCTGAATGTTGTAAATCCAGATTCATTTACAAAATCAGCATTTCTACTAACTTCAAGATCATTTAAAATATCAACTTTTCCATTAGCAGCATCAAGTTTTAACTCATTATCTGTAGCATAGATTAAGTTATCATCATCATTTTGAGTATCTACACCACCAGCAATACTAATATTGCCAAAGTGTCCTTGACTAAATGCTTTATCTGCTGCACCAAGTGAAGCACCTTTATCTGCATCGGGTAGAATTTGTGTATGAACAATAGCATTAGCTCTAAAGTCTACTTGTTGATCAAATTTTGATGTTCCATCAACTTCAAGATTATCCCTTATTTGGACTGTTCCAGCAGTAGAGTCCAAGAATAATCTCGTATTTGCTTCTTCTGTTGTAATTACATTAGCACCATCACCACCATCTATTCCAGTATCAGTTGCTCCAATAGAGATTTGACCAATAAATGCAGATTTAAATGGTTTAACATCTGTTCCAAGAGTTCCTGTAAGTGTTGTAGTTGGCCAAATACCATTAGTAACACTAACTATTCCTGTGAGAACAGAAGTTTCATCTACTTTTAATTTTTTCTGTACGGTGAAATCTCTTTCAGAAACAACATCATCTGTTGCTGCATTTGCTGAAAGGTATAAAGAACCAGTTCTTGTGGTTATTGTTTGTTCAGTAACACCATTTGTTGTACCTAAAGCTATTTCTAAATCACCAATATGTGCATGACTGAATGCTTTTCCAACCGTTGCAAGACCACAACTCTTGTTTGAATGTGGAACAAGACCAGCTCTGATAGTTACAATACCAGTCATGTCTGATGTTCCCGAAAGAAGCAATCTTTCAGAAACATCTAATGTATCTTCAACTACAACTCTTCCACCTTCAGAATCTAAGTACAGGAAACCATCTCTAGAAACAATACTATTTCCAGTAATGTTACTTTCACCAACGGCCGTTGTTCCAATTCCAATTTCACCTATCCATGCTTTTTCAAATGGCTTATCGGCACTTCCAATATAAGCACCATCTTCAACATCTGGTAAAATACCAGCTTTGAATGTTACTATACCAGTAAATTCGGATTGTCCATCAACATTAAGAGTTTCATTAACATCTAAATGATCATCAACTTCAACAGTTCCACCTTCAGAATCTAACGTAAGATTACCAGTTCTAGTATCTATTTCTGCTGTTCCATTCCATCCAATTTGGATATCATCAATAAATGCTTCAGTAAATCTCCTATCAGTTGATCCAATACCACAAGCACCCTCACCCGCCGAACTATTTGGTTGAATTGACTTCTTAACAGTTACAATACCAGAGAATTCGGAATCATTATCAACAAACAGTCTGGACTCAACATGTACTTTATTTGTATCCGAATCTAAGATGAGATCTGAATTATGACCACCATAGATTTGATTTGTTTTTCCTACTCCAATTTCTACTGCATCAATATATGCAGCAGACCATCTCTTTTGATTAGAACCTACTGAAGAATTTAGTGCAGGATCATCATTTCTTGGTAGAATATTTTGGTCAAAAATTGCTTCCTGAGTGAAAGTTGATCCTTCAATAACGGTAAGAACTTTGTTAACAGTTAAATTACTATCAACATAAACTTCATCGGTGGAAGAATCTAAAATCAAATCACTTGCAGAAGTATCAATAGTATTAACACTACTATAACCTACTTGAACTGCGCCAATGTGTGCATCTCTAAATGCAATTCCTGTGCTTCCTATACCTACACCAACATCATCATCTTCTCTACCATCAGCGGTATTTGGTGCTGCTATTGCTGGTAATAAATCTGATCCGAAAGTAGCAACTCCAGTAAATCCAGAATTTTCTTTTACTAATAAGTAGTTTCCAACAGTTAAATCATCAGTTACGGAAACAATACCAGCAGATGATGTGAGTAAAAGATCACCAGTCCATCCATTAATAAGTCTATCTTCTGGTTCAGTTCCCCCTGGTACACCTTCTGTAGCAATACCAATACCACCAATCCATGCTTGTGACCACGGCCTTCCTTCAGTTCCAATATATGCACTTTCAATACTTTCTGGGATTAATCCCTTATTGAATGTAACATCACCGTCAAACGTTGTAATTCCAGTAACAACTAAATTGCCACCAACATTTAAGTTCTTAAGAACTCCAAGACCACCTCTCATTACAACGGAACCAGTACTATTGCTTTCCGATTCAGTTATATTATTAAATCTAACTAATCCAGAAGTAACTAATAAAGCATTTACCTTTACTTGTTCACTATTATAAATTACATTCTCACTAAAGTTGACTGGTCCATCAAACTGTGATAAGATTTGTTTAGATTTACCACCTTCAACAACAATACGCTCTCTGATAATTGCTTCATCGTAGAGAACGCTCAATCTCGATGGATCTTGACCTGTTACTGTCGCAACTGGTATATCAAAACTTTCTTCCTCACCAGATTGTGCATTAAGTTTGGTATTACCGATGAAAAAGTCACCATCACTGTTCATTCCAGTATAAAGAGCAGAACCACCAGATCTTTCTTGGGATTGTGCTAAGTAATCTTCACGATCTGTGAGTGTTTTTACTTGAATCTGTGGTAATCCTGTTGAATAGTTACCAGGTCCAAAACCAAGATATTCAAATGTATGTCCAGATGCTCTAAGAATAGAAGGTCTTCTTAATTCAATAGGCATTACTTTGATCTTTTTAATCAAAGCACCTTCTTTGTGATTATCTTTAGTTGTACCAAAATATCCTCTAATTGCAGTAACTTTGTCATTTCCAGATCCAGAAAGAGAATCACTGGATATTCTCATTATTTCACTATTAATTAAGATATAACTACCCAAATCAAATCTAGTTACTGTTCCAATACCAGCATTGGCAGTTTCAATTGCAAAAGTTGCAGTTCCAGACGAATCAATAGCACTAACATCTTCCTTTAAGATTGCATAATCACCATCATAGATGTGGTGTCCTCTAGATCCTATATTTTCATTAGAAGCATTTGATAATGCATCATTTGCATTAAATGCATATCTCATAATTCTATGGGTATTTCCTGTACCAATAGAGTTAGTTGTAGTTGCTGTGAATGTATGAACGCCAACTACTTCTTTTACAAAGAAATCTCCAACATTATAAGAATCTGCAATATCATCATTTACAATTTTAAATTTATTTCCAACGGACATCATATGTCCATGTTCAAATATAAATGTTGTTATACCAACGCTGCTATCAAATTGAACTTCTTTAGTAATTGTAGATGGACCAACTTGTGTTGCATATTGTCCAGTGACAATAATTGGATCCCCAGAAGTTCTAGCTACAGCAACAGTTGTTGTATCAGTAACACTTGCAATTCTTAATAAATTGTCAGAGGCTGTTCCTATACCACTAATTTCTAATATGTCATTTTCGGATTTTGAAATGCATGAATCTGTAACAGTTATTGTTACTGGGCTAAATCCTTCTACGGAAAGAATTTGATTATTTGTATACCCACATCCATGATCAGAAATTTCAAGGGATGAAATATTACCTTGTCCCTGATTAACTGTAACAGTTGCTGTTGCACCATTCCAAAGTGCATTTTGATTTAATAGACGTACATTATATGATGTACCTTCAGCAAAAGAGTTTCCTGTATTGCCAGTTATTGTGGTATATCCATTAATACCATTAAATCCATGTTCTCTATCAAATGTTATTTCAATAGTTCCTTGAGCAGAATCAAATGTTCCTACACTATCAATAGTTAAAGCACCACCAAGATCTTTAATTAAAGTGTCTAATGCTTCTCTTGTGATACTCTTTTTAAGATCATTAGTTACAACATCACCAAGTGGAGAATTCTTTGCATACGAGAATGCTGCCGATGGATTTTCATCGATATTATCTCTATCTTGTTGTGGATATAAGTCCACAACATTTTGACTATACTTATAGTCTGTAAAATGGTTTGGAATAGCTCTATCTGCTTTTAATACATAAGCATGATAAACACCATCTTGAGCATTAAAGCTATATGGAGTGATAGTTTCAACTCTATAAATATAGAGGTTTGATTGTAAATCATTTCTTTCATAGAAAGGTAGATTATTATCACGTACAGTTGGTTGTGTAAATACACCAACATTATGCTCTATACCATTAATATCTGTAGTTGAATATGTAAATTGTTTGTGATTAGTTATTCCTGTAACAATAAAATCACCATTGTATCCTTTATTGTCTAATCCAGTAGTATTTTCTGTCGATTTTACTTTTTTAATAAGGACTCTATCACCAAGTTTTAGTGAATGAGGAACTTCAGTTGTAACAGTTACAACATCAGTTGCTTCAGTTATATTTGCAATATATCGATAATTTCTCTTATAATCAAAGTTATTCAGACCAATATTTGATAATGTAAATTCTGAATTTTCTAATGCAGCAGTTTTGCTTGTTTCTTGAATTACAAATCCTTCTGCTGGAGATTTAGCATTCGGAGCTTCTTTTGGAACTACTATTCTAACCTTATAAAGACGCTCGTCTAAACTTCTTGGATCGGGAATTCTATTTACAAAAGTAGAATTTGTTCTTGGTTCATTATCAAAAGCTACTTGTCCACCATCAACAACATTAGTATAAATTGTGTTTGCTGCATCTACATGAATAAACCAATTTGAATTGTTTTCATCAAATTGAATTGGATGACCAAAATCCCCACTATCTTTATCAATAACTCTACTCAGTACTCTTAAATTTGCTCCACCGTTTACTTTTATCGCAACACCATTTATTGCATTTGTTAAGGATGTTGCAACTTTTAATTGTGAAGATTGAACACCAGCACCTCTAATAGCATAATATACTACACCCTGTTCAATATTATCTGGAAGTTCACCAGTATCACTAACAAATACTATTTTTTCTCCAGTTTGAATATTGTGTATTTTAGAAGTTACAATAGTTTGGTAATCGGGTGCTTGTGCATATTGAGATATTTGATATTCTTTAACAGAACTAGTTGTTCCTTCAGACCATAATTGAGTTGGTGTAACAACATTATCTGTCATCAAAATTTTACCACTGGTAAGAGTTTGAGCAATACCAGGTAAAATTAAATTAAGGTTTTCATCTTCTCTCGCACCAACCTTAGCACCAGAAACAAGTGATGGTGGTGGATTATCTAAGGTTGTAAATCCAAACAGATATAAGTGACTTGAAATACCTATATTTGTAGTTTTATCAATATCAATTGTTAACCAGTCAGTTGATTGTTCTACACGTTTAATTGATTTTGGTGTAATAATCGAAGTGATATATCCATAATTATCTTTACTAAAGGATTCTTTCTTAAATCCTTCAGCACTTAATGCAATTTGACCAAAGTTTGAGTTGGAGTTTGTGATTGAAGCATCACCACCAGACTCAGCAACAAAATGTTTATTGAAACCAATTGCGAAAACTGACACAACCTGAATGATTGAATCGTTAGACATTCTTATATGTGAAGTTTCCCAACCTCTCCTATAAATTGCATCTGCATCTAAGTGATATACCCTAGACGGATCTGTTTGTGCTGATCCAGATGACAATTCAGCACCCTTTGAATTCTCGTACCCATCTTCACCAGTTCTAGGTACACCTAAGTAAGTTTTACTGAATGGATCATATTTTACAAAAGCTCTGTCATCTTTTTGGAGAGATATTGCAGTAAACTGAGCAACAACCATTGAGCGGAATCCAGATGCCTTAGATCCGTCAGCGTGCATTCCATTCATTCCCCAAACAGATCTCAACGAACAGTTGAAAATATATGGAGAAGAACCTTTTACAGTATCTGTATCGATTATAACTGAAGCATCACCACCAGGATCTGCAGATAAATCATTTCTTACTGCCTGTATTTGATATGTGAAAGTAGTTGGTGATGGTACTGTTTGTACTACCGTTGAAATGTTATAATCAAAGACATTGACCCCTCGAATTGTAATCGGAGTATCGACACTAAATCCATGAGGAACGTTTGTTGTAACAGTAACTGTGGAGTTTGCTGTTGCTCTGTCTCCAGAGAAAATATCTGTTATTTGAACAGGATCGGTTGCAAAAGCACCCACAATTTCCCATTCACTTCTTATTTTAGAGAATCCTTCTGGTAATAATGGGAATTTTTGACTTTCGGGAATTTCTCTATCAGATGCTTGGTTGAATGCATTTGATAACTTGGCATAATACATATCCAAGTCAGTCTGCTCATAACCAGTTGGAATGTTTACACCATCACAGTATTCAAAACAAGTTAATTTATGGTGAGAAAATGTTGGGAGTGCTTTATTTCCTGAAACCTCAGTAAATACTTGATTATCAGTATAAACTTCTTCTGAAGAATCAGCATCAAAGAAACTGAAGTTCCAGAAGAAACAATTACCAGTTACTCTGAATATTGATGCTGTTGGTACACTATCATCGGTTGGATTTGGTACATATTTTGGTTTAATTTTTGTTTTTCTTAAATCTAAACCAACAATAGAAGTACCACGTGGTATTACTACACCACCATTAACACTATTGAATTTGTATAATGCATTATCTTCTTGCGTTAAATCAAAATTAGTTTGAAGACTTAAATCAAATATATTTGATGCAGGGCTAACAACAGCACCAGAAGGTGATTTTGCATTAGCTAAGGCAACACCACCATCAAGTATTCCCCATCCTGGCCTATTATCAATTATATGATCTCCTGGGAAAACCAGAATAGTTGTTCTATCGTTCTTATCATTATTTTCGCCAGGAACAAAGGAGAATCTCGCGGATTCTATCAACGCTCTCTGAATAGTCTTAAATGGTTTTGCTAAAGAATTACCTTGATTGGTAACGCTATCTGTAGCATCTAAGTCGTTGGAATTTACATATAGAATTCTACCCTCATAATTCTTGATAAAATTCTCTAACTTATTAAGAGGCATCGGAGTATATGGATCAAAATTATTTCTATGATCTATTTAGTTCAGTAATTATTCCCTATTTCATACACCATCATAGTCAATATATTCAAAATCTGGTAAGTCTTGTGGATTGTCCAATTCCACTGGAAATAGCATTGGATGTGCCTCTTCTTCTATCAAATATGATGAAGATTTATATAAGTCTTCCATCTCGTAAGACTCATTTGAATTTGCAATTTCTACCAGATCTAAATCATATAGGTGACCATCTGGGAGTTCATCGAATGTAAATGGAATTCCATTTACAAAAAATACTTTTACAATTATACTACCATTATTGTACCAACAATACTTGGAAGATATTTTAATACTAGAACTCATAGGATAAACCCATTATTTAGTATTTAGATGCTCCTTGTGTGGATCGAACACACCTTAGGCGAATTATGAGTTCGCTGCATTCACCAGATTGCTAAAGGAGCGTTTGCTATTTGCGAATAGCAAATAGGACTACTGGGAATTGAACCCAGTTCACACCGTTATAAGCAGTGGGCATTAACCAATATGCGATAGTCCCATGACGATGGACTTATCCGTATACTATGTGGGCGCTACACCCAGTATACTGACAGTTTCACATCGGAATAAGACGGGAACCACCCCGAATATCCAAAGGGAGTTATTTCCCAACTACAGGGTTTCGGTATATCCGAACCGCTGGGCACCTTTGGTTGGAACGTCTCAAGTCCTCGCTGTAGTAATTATAAGGTAAGAGTCGTGATTTGTCAAGGTGCTTCGTGGTTGTCTTCGATGTACATCTTCAATAAATCGTCATTAGCAGGCATCATCACAGCTTTATCACCCTTTTGATTGACTATACCTATCGTTTCTCCATTTTCAACTCTTTCAAATAATTCATCAAAGTTTTCTTCCCATTCTTGCACTGTAAAAAATTTCATAGTTGCATTATTTATCAGGTAGTTGCAAGCTCTGCATATTCAATTTGATCCTCATCAAGATTGGCAGTAACAACTTCAAGAACATTCATAAACTGATCAACAGTTTCACATTCAACAAATTTTTCATCCCCCTGATCACTCAAAAGAAGGAATGAACGAGAGCAAATGTCAATCACAATACCTTCAACGTACTCAGCAGTGTTGTTCATGATGGGGGGGTTCCCTTGATTACCCACGTATTATAGAGCATCTTGATATGAGTGTCAATTGTGCCAGTTGATCAAGTGTACCCATACTTCTCTTTGTTGGCGTTGAAATTCTTCTCAACTTCATTTTTGGTAAGTGCCTTTGAATACAATCTGACGAGAGATATTTTTCCTGGAAATACATTTTGAATATATGTAGAGGAAGAAAATCCAATACGTAAAGGTTCATCTGTATCAATTATATTTAAAGTGGCATTTCTATCACTAGTATCTAAACTTCCATTTATGTAAATTGATGATCCTTTTCCTTGTTCTTTGACGGAAACAATATGATACCAAGTATTTAAATTAATTTTTGAGCTATCTAAACTATCATCTCCTCTAGATCCAAAATTAACTTTTACATCATCACCAGATTTGTAAATTTGCATTCCATAACCAGCAGTAGAGGCAACGCCCACAATACTTGCACCTCCACCATTAATATCTGAAGTTAATCCAGTATCTGCAGTTAGATATATCCAAGATTCCATGCTAAAAGAAGTATCACCTATAGCAATTTTAGAATCGTTGCCAACATAATTTTTCCTAGATTCTAAAAATTTAGTGTTATAATTATATTGATTAAACCATAAACTTCCCCTTTCTTCTGTGTCATCAAACGTTGGATTGATATCTGAAATTATAAGATTAGTTCCGTCAGATCCTAAATTTTCAACCCCAACTATGCTATTAATTCCAGTTTTAGTGTCTAGAGAAACATTTATTGAGTATTTTCTAGATGCGTCAACATAGAAAAATAAATTATCTAAAGTAATATTTTCAGTAATATTATTAAAATTACTGATAGTAGTTTTTAAGTCATTGATTTCTTGAGATGTATCATTAATTGTATTAGTAGTCCATTCCTCAAATTGTTGTTCATTCAAAGAATTTTTAACAGTATTTACTGCTGATATTTGAGTATCTCTTTGTAATCTTAAAGATTGAATTTCCGAAGATAATGTGATTATAGAATTTGCATATCCAACACAATCTCCAACAGATGGAGATGTTAAATTTGTAAAATTTCCAATTGAAGATCCACTATTTTGTTGAGATTCTGTTTCATACCCATACCCAAATAAATTTTCTTCCAATTCTTCTGATGTTGATTCAAATAAATTATCTATACCAAAATTTTCTATATTTAAATATCTGGAAATGGTAAGTTTGTCATTATAAATTGTAGATCCCAATCCAACTGAAGCCCCTTCAATAATTAGTGGTGAAGAATCTGTTGAATAATCTTCTATTGTACATCCTTCACTAACTGCATTATTAAAAATTGACAGTATTTCTTGCTTTTTCTGATTTATTTGTGTATTATAATCATTTATAATTTTATCGTATGCTTTAGCAATTTCTCTATAATTATTAGTTAATTCTTTACTTCTTTCTAACTCCTTATTTTTTATCTGTAAAGGAGTTTCAAAAATCTCGTAGACTCTTTTCTCTCTTGTCCAACTACCGTCTGGATTTTGAGTAACTAAGTACTCTATTTTTGCTGGTGTACTAGGTTCTGGATCATCACCACGCGATTCTACCTCTTTCAATGATTCTGAAAGATTAGAAATAACTCTTCTAATGTGAAAATCTTCTTCTGCCATTTTTATTTTACTTTATATAATATGTATTAATGATATATGATCTTATCATATGATAAAGCATAATATGATTGACCCACTGGTGGAGTAGATATGGCACCCCAATCAGTTCTAGTTCCTATTTGTTGTGGAGTATCAACAGATGTTGGTGGATTCTGTCCACTTATACCCAAATAATTTCCGTCATTTCTTCCCCACGCCCATAAAGTACCATCAGTTTTTATTGCTAGAGTACTGTGCTCACCACAAGAAATATATCTCCAATTTGATTCGTTACCAACTTTTTGAGGTCTATTATATTTTAGAGTATTTCCTAAACCAAGTTGACCATATGTATTTTGTCCCCACATCCATAATGTTCCATTATCTTTTATTGCTCCCTGAAAATAACGTCCTGCAGAACAACGTTTCCAATCATCCTCAGTATTAGAAGAACCACCCGTACTTATTCTCAGTGCTGGATAAAAATCTGCTGGACTGTTGACAGGATCTGGTGTAAAAGCATCTCCAAGACCGTCGTCCGATCTATTATCACCCATCCAATACATTGTACCATTCCCAGCAATAATTCCTGTAGAAGTAGGTCCAGTTGATAAATCTCTTGGATATCTGGGACGATCTAGAGCGATATAGTTGGAACCAGAACCAGATGCATCAATGTCAAAAAACGTTGAATTGAAACTACCAGCACCATCTCTACCAATAATATGGTTAGTAGTACCATAATTCATATGCAAACTATAAACTCTACCATCAATATCAATCTCCTCATCATTATCTTCATCAGATTGGGTTGATCCTATGGCTAAGATGAAAATGTTATACCACCCAGCCCAAACTTTTCTAGCAACATATTCATCTGGGAGATTATTCCAGAAACTGCTTTGCAAAAGAGTTGGATATGTAATCGGAGTAGCACCAGAACTCGTCTTTCCCCACATATATAAAGATCCATCCTGTTTAAGACCAACCATATGTTCATGTCCACATGCAAAGTCATACCATTTATGACCACTAACTAGACGCGGATAATCATATGAATTGATCTGCCCATCACCAAAAATACCAGCTTTCCCATCACCCCAAACATATAAATCACCACTCATCGTTAAACCAGCAGCGAAACCATCTCCACTATCAACTTTTCTAAAATCACCAAAATTGTAAAAAGTTGGTTCTGGTGATGTTTTTGAATTTGGAGAATTTGCATCACCAAGTTCACCATTATCATTTTTTCCCCAAGATTCTATAACACCAGTAGTAAAAAATTCTTTTGGTACAAATACATCATCCATTCGTGTAACCATAAATGGATTAGTGGTACTAAATCCAGTAACAAGATTTATCTGTCCATATTTGTTATTAAAAGGAAACCCTATATTATAATTAGTTGCCATTTTAAATATATTGTGTAGATTTTATTCCTATACATCCATAATCTTGTGCTCTTACTTGTTTCCAATTAGAATATTGTGTCTCTACATTATAGTTTAATAAAGTTGGCTGAAATCTCCAACTATAAGAAGTATATTCAAGTTGACGATCTTGGTTGTTGCCATAACCATACAAACGTCCATCTGCACCTATAAGTATAGTAAAGTATATTCCACATGAAACAAATCTATAAGGTCCACCTGAAACCTGTAAAATACCTCCAGCAGTAGATCCCGAATTTATAGGTGCTGGTCCTATTCGATTATTTAATATAAGACCTGAAGAAATAAAATTAAAATCTAAAGGTTGACCAAACATGGAATCTTGATAATCATCATTTCTCCAGAAACCACCAGTCCATAGAGTTCCATCATTTCTTATGGCAGCCCAATGTGAAGAAGAAATATCACAATGAATGTATCTTCTCCCAAAATCACCCCATGTTTGTCTTAATTCTATTGGATAAGTACTATTGAACATATTTCCACATCCATATAATCTACCATCTTCCTTTATTCCAATCCATTCATTTGTACCACATTGAACATATCTCCATTTATCTTCAAATGCTGATATATTTGGATTACCATAAACTCTTTTCATATATCCACCAGAATCTTGAGTACTAAAATTACCAAGTTGACCATAATTATTTCTTCCTGAACCGTACAAATAACCTTCTTGATCTATATACATGGCAAAATTAAATCCAACAGAAACATATCTCCATTTTGTATTGAGTATAGATCCAGAAGTGACCATTGATGTAATATCCGTTGGAGGCACAAAAGTCCGTCCCCAATCGGTAATATCAGGGTTGTTGGTATCTGCACCAGTACCAGCAAGACCATATACATTTCGTCCCCATGCCCATAGACTACCATCTCTTTTAATTGCTGCTACAAAGTTTGTACCAGGTGCACAATGTATCCAATCAGTACTGGTTGTAACTTGGTAAGGTGCGCCTTCATCAAAAGTCTGGCGGTATGTGTTTGATGCATATGGTTGTCCAAGTTCACCAGAACCATTCTGTCCAGACATCCATAAAGTACCATCACTTGCTAAAAAAGATGTATTCCGAAAAGCATAATTACTATTATTCTGGTAAGTTGGATTATTTCTAATATCTACAATTTCTTTTCTATAAAAAGCACTGCCATAAGTTGGTGGATCATTCCATCCAGCAGATTCATTTTGAAGATAATTAAGTCTCACTAAATCGTAAGTAGTACTGTTTTTTGGTATTAGGCTAGTAATTGAAAAATTTGCACCCCACCAGTATGCATCTGATCTTGTTCTATCATCAATCAAACTTCGATATGTGGTTGTGAGATAATCTCTACTAACCAAAATACTTCCTAAATCAGACTCTCTTATGTGAAAATTTGTGGGAATTGAAGTTGATATAGGCATAATTTAACTAGTTGTAGTAGAAGATTCGACAGCAGCACTATCACCAGTGTTTGTATATGATACATCAAATTCTGGCATTGATAATAATGCCTCACAATCACCACAAGCATCTATTTCGTTATGCTTTGTATATTCCCAATCAAATTGCTCTTGTACATAATCATCTATTTCATCTATAATAGTCTGCATTTCAGTAGAATTTAATTCTATCCATGTATTTTGAAACTTAAATCTTCTTCTAACATCTGTACTCATAGCACGAATCTTTGATGCTAATTGAGATCTATTTTCCCTCATAGTTGAAACTGTTATTTCAATATCATTAATTGTTACTGTAATATTTCCATTATTTTCTTTATGCCATCTATCGTTAGTTATTTTTTCTTTATATCGTTGCTTAAGTTTTTCTAAAGGTATTGGAAGTATTTCATAAAAATATGTTAATCGATCTTCTCCAATCTCCCACCTAATCATATTTGGATATTCTGTTTTTCTATTATGATGTGGGATATTATTAACGACTGGTAAAATTTTTAATTGATCATTAAAATTAATAGGAACATTCATATAATCTAATGGTCCTACATTATAATCTAAATTTAGATCATCCTTTATAGTTGAATTTATTAAACGATAGTTGAATCCAATAGGTCCTAATAATATGAAGGATCCGTTTACTAAGGCATACATTTTTTTATCCGTAAGTAACGTAATATTCTGGTGCAGACCCAGAGGTAACAAAGGCGGTATGTCTAAATCCAGCAGAAATCATTTTTACACTTGCTTTATGTCTAAATGAATTACCAGCATTAGGTTCCATTAAATGTGGAAACTCAATCCTATTGGTATTTATTGTCGATTTTTGCCCCAATTGTCTATTTGAATTATCACCCCACGACCAAGCAGATCCGTTAAATTTTACTGCTGCAGTATGTGTCTCACCACAAGAAACACCTTTCCATTGCCCAATATCAAGTTCATAATTTCCAGAAACGAATGTATTAGAAACTAATGTTGGAGAACTTCTAGAATTTTGATTATTTAAACCTAATTGCCCATCATCATTTCTTCCCCACAGATATAAAGATCCATCATCTTTAATTGCAGCACTATGATATCCACCAGCAGAAATTGACTTCCAATGGTTATTAGTTCCCACTTGCTGCGGTGTATCATAATATTGTTGCACATCGTTACCAATACCCAATATTCCTTCTCTACCAGAAACATTACCATTAGTAAGATAATTTCCACCCCATGCCCACAATGTTCCATCCTTTTTAAGTGCTAATGTATGATTTCTTCCTGCTGATACTGTTAACCAATCTTCATCAGTTCCAACTTGAGTAAAGGTGTTTCTATCTGAAGTATCACCCAATCCAAGTTGCCCATAAGTATTGTTCCCAGTAGCCCAAAGAGTGCCATTATCTTTAATTGCCATAGTATGAAATCCTTTCCCAGAAACTTGAACCCAATCAACATCAAAATTAACAGGTGTTGGTGTGGATGTAGAAGTATTACTTCCATTACCTAATTGTCCAGCCCCATTAGCACCCCAAGTATATAAAATCTTTTGTGTAGATATCAATGCAGAATGTTGTAATCCAGCAGATATAATTTTTATACGAGTAAATTGAGTACCTAAAGCTGTTGAGTTTGGTACAGTAATAGCACCACCAGCATTACCATCACCCAACTGCCCATCACTGTCTGCTCCCCAACTATACAAAACTCCTTCTCTAGTTACTGCTAGTGTGTGATATCCTCCACATTTAACATCTTTCCAACTATCCTTTGCTTGAGTATTAACATCATAATGATAATAAAATGATCCAAAATCAGTTGTAGATGATCCATTACCTAATTGCCCCAAAGCATTATCACCAGTAGTAACTAATCTATCACCAATATATTGATCTATAAACCATTTTTCAGTAATAAAGTGATCTGTTAATTCTCCTTCATCCGAGTAATAATTTTGTGCATCAGGTACTGAACCTGCAAGTGGAGCGTTCCAGAGTATTGTTGGTGAACCACCCTCTATAGAATGAAGATCGGTAAAATTTTGATCATCATATTGTGTAGACTCAGAACCACTGTAAAACTGAATAGATGATTGTGTTCCAACATTATTTGAAATATACAAAAGAACACTTGAATAATTCCATCCTCTATTTTGTTCCAGTACAGTTGCAATTAAACCAGCTGCTAGTGGACATGCTGAACTACTACCAGTAAATGAATTATCATATGAAATTTCAGAAAGATTATTCCCATCATAAGAATAAGCTGTACCAGGATGCCTTTCATATAAAAAAGAATAACCACTAATAGCACCATCCTGTGCTGTTGCTGCAATAGTTAATTCACCTGGTGCATATGCGTCTACCGCATTTCCCATATTACTATAGTATACTTTTCTTTCTCTACCTTCATTATCATAGTTAGAATCTAAAGCTCCAATACAAATTGTTCTGTAAGTAACACTACCATCATTATTGTTCACTTTTCCTATCTGTCCAGGAAACCCTTTTCTATTAACAGTAAGAGTATAATTACGCCCCCCATATTGTGCAATAGATTGAGCCAATGTTTGATTTGCAGTTGGGTAGATGTAATTATTATAATCTGGGTGTTCTGATTTCACCATTTTTTGATTTTCATTCCCTGAAGCATGTACAAAGATTACTCCAGAATCAATAAGTTCTTCACCTGCTTGAGATTCAGAATTATCTACCATTTCACATTGAAAAAGAGTATTTGGTTCTGTGAAATGGGTTAGAAATCTGGGACTTGCTCCCCAATCTACACTTCCTGATCCATCATCAATATCATATTGTTGTCCTCCACCACCCAAAGTTCCCGATCTAAAATAATAATAACCAGTAAGCAGTGCTGATAATGGAAGTCTAAAACCCCAACTATTGCTGGAAACGGTTGGATTTTTTGAATCATCAGATGTTCTATTTGGTTTATATAAATGAAATAATTTCAACATATCAAAATAATTTTCAAATCCAAGACCATAGGTACTATACACATCTACATACCACTTATTTGCATTATATGCCCATCCATGCCATTTACCATATGCTTGTGATGCACAAGATGTGCCATGAGATGCACTACTAGGAATTTGGGGTACATTTCTATTTTGAAATGTACCATTACAATTAGCTCTCGTATATGAGGATGGAATTGAAATAACTGCTCCCCCTAAAATTGTAGTACTACTTCTACTGTTAACATTTCCCCACCACGATTTTGCGACTTGTTCTACGGGTACAGTAGTTCCATCCCATCTAGTCTCTAATCTATTATTAGGATCAGCTTCAAAATAAGTTGGATCTAGATAATATGGTGCTTCCAAAACTAAGTCTAATAATTGACATGATCCATTACTAGCACTTGCAGAAAAATTACTGTTTAAGACATTACCACCATCCCAATCATATGGTCCATATGGCCAATAACCTTGAGGTACTGGTGTCGATTGAAATGTACGAAAGTCTTGGAATTCTGCATGACCAAACCAACATTGATTATCACCAACTACGAGATCAACGTCTCTACCAGTTCCATTATTTTCGTTTATTTGGTTGTTTTGATGTGAATTTGTAGAATAATTTGATATATTACCAAAATTTGATGCCGTGGCAAATGTAATACCCTTAGATTCATTTATCCAAGGATCCTCTTTCTGAGACATCCTGTACAATTGATATCCAGTTCTTCCAGTGTCCTCACCTATATTAGTTCTAGATGACAATTGACCATACAACCAAGTAGTATCTCCTCTATAATGCTTTGCACCGTGATTCCATCTGTAAGAAAATTCCACATTTTTGGGATTTACCAAATATGTTCCTCTATAAAACTGCGTATCAACATTGACATATTTTACTCTAGGATGTTCTTTTAGTGCTATAGCTTCCGAATCAGTTAATAAGTAAATAGCTCTTGTTTCACTGTGGAGTTTTTGATCAACACAATCACAACAATCTGATGGAATATTATCATCTAAACTTCCATCTCTCATCAATTCTTCATGAATATATTGCCAATCTTCTGGTGTATAACATCCAATACAATACCTTTTTTTAACATCACCTTCAGGTTCTTTTTCTAAAGTATTTTTATAATTTAAAAAATCTTCATCGTCCTCAATGTGAGGTATTTTTAAGATATCATTATTCATATTAACTATTTTCTTCTAATTTTTCTATTCTAATCTCATGATTTTTTATAGATTCAATTAAAATCGGTATAATAGCATCATAGTTAACTGTTTTGGACCCATCAGAATTAGTTTCAATAATTTGGGGTAAAACTTTTTCAACATCTTGTGCTATTAATCCAAGAGATGGTTTTTTACTTTCTTTCCAGTTAAATGCAACTCCTTTTAATTGTTGCGTTATTCCTATAGGATCATTAATATTTTCAATATTAATTTTTGCTCTTACATCTGATAATGATGTAAAGGATTGTGAGGATAAATTTCCTGTAGATGGTTTGTAAAATAATTTAGTAGAATGAGTTGTAAGAATAGTAGTTATACCAGAGGTAACACTGGTAAAACCAATAGAATAGTCATTAGTATCAATACTAGTAGTAGGTAAATTCTCAATATTAAGTTCCCCTGCTCCACTACTAGATCCACCACTACCACCAACATCAGTTAAAATCGATGTTATGGCCCACTCATCTCCACCACTTGATGAGAACTGTACTTGTTCAACTTTAATGTAAACACCACTAGCAACTTTAGCATTTTCTGGAATTTCTGCTTGTACTTCTGTCCAAGCATTTGAAGCAGTAGCAGATTCATTAGTTCCAGCTCCACTTGTAACTCGTAATACTTTGTGGAATTGAGTCCAACCTACACCATCAAGGGAATAATAAAGGAATAATTCTTCACCATTATCTGGACCTTCATACCAATTTCTACATACATGGAATGAAAATGTATTGGAATTTTTTAAGTATATTCTATTTGGTGTAATAACTTTTCTATCTGCACTAATATTAGGGGAACCTTCATCAAAAACACATATTGGAGTGTATTGATTTATCAAACCATCAGTTGATGATGTTGGTAAATTCACTGCACCTATTGTGTTATATTGGGCAATAGTAGTTGGCCATGCGTTATGAAAATAAGCACTAGCATAATTTGAAAAATCTAAAGCGGCAAAGGAACTATTAGTATTGGAAGAATAAGATCTTATGTAAACTGAACTCACCAGGTAGTGGTCGATGTTAGCACCACTAGATGATTGCTTTAGTCTTATGAAAACTCCACCAGAGTTTTTAGCACCATCGGGAACTTTAAATACATTTCTTATCCATCTAAGACCATTTTGGGAAGAGCTATTAAACCTACCCCTCTCCCCAATCTCATTCCAACCCGTAGTGCCATTATAAGAATATTCCAGTATTACTTCTTCCAAATCATCTGGTTGTTCACCCCAACCTCCTACTCCACCAGGAAGAGACCAGAATTCAACCAATTCTGAAGATGCTAAAAATATTTTATTTCTAGTAGTGATAGTTCTCGTTTCAGTAGAACCAATACTACCTCCAGACGTACCAAATTGAAAAACGTAATCATTGGATTGTATCCAAGGTAATGGTGTTGATGAAACATTTCCAAAATCAGAAAATGCATCAGTTAATGATCTTTGATATACAGTGCCTCTCATAACATTAGAGGTATTTGTTGCATCGAGTATAAGAGTTCCCGATCCACCACCTCCACCACCTATACCACCAGTATTTGGAGAAGTGATTTGTATTGCTAATGCACTTATAGCCCAGTTATCAAAGGCAGTTCCACTACTATTGTCTTGTTTGAATCTAACATATGCACCTTCATAATTTTGTATTGCAGTTGGTACATCTACTTCTTGAAGAACCCACGTATTTCTTGTTATATCTGATGGTTGAATTGTAAAAATGTTAGTCCAGTTAGTGCCGTTGAACGAATATTGGAGTGATAAACCTTCACCAGAATCTGGTTGTTCACCCCATCCACTTCCACCTTGATTGACATAGAAAAATATCTTAGATATGGTGGCAAAATAAACTTTTCTACTTGTTCTTACCCATCTTTCTCCAGTTGTCCCTGAAAATAATGCAATTGATGCTCCAGATGTAACATTAGATGTGTTACTCATGCCACTTATATTACCTACAGTGGTAAAAGATACACCATCAACTAAATTATTACTAACAGTTTGAGTATTAACAACCAAATCTCCTGGAATGTCAAAATTCATCAATGTATAAGGTGTTGTAGATGTTAATCCTTTAACACCTTGTGCACCTTGTGAACCAGTGTCACCCTTGATACCACCTAAACCTATTCTGCCTTGAACACCCTGCCTTCCCTGTGTTCCCTGAGTGCCCTGCTCACCCTCGACACCCTGCATTCCTTGTGAACCTCTCCTGCCTTGTAATCCTTGAGTACCCTGTACACCTTGAGTACCTTGATCACCTTTTGAACCAGTTATACCTCTACCTTGAACACCCTGTACACCTTGAACTCCTTGTAAACCCTGAGTACCTTGGGGTCCCTGAATTCCACTATACCCTTGTATTCCTTGAGGACCTTGAGTTCCTTGAACACCCTGAGAACCTTGAGGGGATAATCCTCCTTGAATTCCCTGAAGTCCTTGTAAACCTTGAACACCTTGGAATCCTTGAGATCCTTGAACACCTTGAAAATTACTTAAAGGACCCTGAAGTCCTTGCATTCCCTGTAAACCTTGTGTCCCTTGAGTGCCCTGAAAATTACCAAGCACACCCTGGATTCCTTGCAACCCTTGAATACCTTGAATACCTTGAGCACCTTGGAATCCTTCCGTTCCTTGTAAACCTTGAACACCTTGGTGACTTCTTCCTTGTAATCCTTGTAATCCTTGGAATCCTTGCGAACCTTGTAATCCTTGAACGCCTTGCAAACCTTGCAAACCTTGAAATCCTTGAGTTCCCTGGAATCCCTGCATTCCTTGAAGACCTTGAGATCCCTGTATACCTTGAAAACCTTGAACACCTTGAAATCCTTGGGATCCCTGTGTTCCTTGAAAATTACTTAAAGGACCCTGAAGTCCTTGCATTCCTTGTAAACCTTGTGTTCCTTGATTACCTTGTAATCCTTGAACACCCTGTAATCCTTGAAGTCCTTGTAAACCTTGAACGCCTTGGAATCCTTGGGATCCTTGAACACCCTGTAATCCTTGAAGTCCTTGTAAACCTTGAAGTCCTTGTAATCCTTGAAGTCCTTGTAATCCTTGAACACCTTGAAAATTTCCTAAAGGACCCTGTAATCCTTGTCTTCCCTGTAAACCTTGTGTCCCTTGATTACCTTGCAATCCTTGAGTACCTTGAGTACCTTGAAAATTGCTCAAAGCACCTTGCAGTCCCTGAGTACCTTGTATTCCAGCACCTTGTGTTTCAGTTGCTCTTATCCAATATCTTTCCCCAGCATAACCATCGACAGCAGCAACCATATACTGATCGCCAGCAGGTATGGGTTTATTGACTATCGAAGAAACTCCAACTAAAGGATCTCCAAGATCTGGTTCTGCTTGATTTAATCCCAGAAATTGATATCTATCGGATGTTATTCCCGTTCTCGCAAGTTTTTTAACTCTTTTAGAATTAAGGTCCATATTTTATATTACTGTTTTGCTGTTTCAAGTACACTAAGTATTATTTCAAGAACACCATTTTCATTTGCAGTGACTTGAATACTATCTGATGTTTCTAATGCCAATCTTCCATCAGAAACTAAATTTGCACCATCATTAGGTGCTACTAAAAATTCATTGGCAAAAGCAAAATTTATAGTTGATTCCGTTGGTCTTGAATGAAATGCACTAACTGTATATGCACTCAATGCAGCTCCAGAAGAAACATTGGTGACTTGACATAATATTACAATAGATGCAACACCAATTGGGCATGTGTATATACCAACAGTATCAGTAGTTACTGGTACTCGTATTGTTCGGAATTTATTAAGTGCTACTACTGCCATTTATCCTATTGCAAGAATTAAAGGTGTTACTGTATTTAACAGACTTTGACTGAATGCTCTACCACTAATTGTTCCAGTAAGTTGATTAATTGTAAACTGATCACCAATTTTAAAGTTACCAGCTTGATCCGTACTGGTATAAACAACTTGACCACCATTGTTCATTACAACTTCATTTTCAGTTATAACAACTCCACCCAATCCAGGTTTTGCTGAGAAAATATTATTTCCAGCACCAACCCATTCAAAAGAGTGTGATGATGTAATTTGTAAACTTACTCTACTAAAATAGACTGTTGTTCCAGCACTCACTGTGTTATTTAGATTCTGGTTTAGAACAATAGTTGAGATTCCTGCAACAGGTTTTGTTGCACTTTCAATAGAATAATATAATGGATAAATTATGGTAGTTGCAGCTGCACCGACTCCTCCACCACCAGTAAACGTAACAGTTGGATTTGTCAAATATTGACTACCAGCACTAATAATATCTACTGAGATTACTCTTCCACTTGCATCAATATTTGGTGATCCCTCACAAACAATTCCATTTGGTCCTTCTGGATCTGAAATTGTAACTATTGGAGGTGCTATGTATCCAGAACCACCATCAGTAACTTCAATTTTTTGAACTGTATAATACAACTCTCCAAAATATAATGCTTGTCCATCATAAGGACGATAACTACCAACTCCACTAACTGTTATAGTATCTTGCTCAACTTCTGCTATTCCAGAAGAAATGCCAGTATATCTATAAATTGATTTAGATGTTTCATCACCGACACCATCAGCAACCAATCCCAATCTACCAAATGAGGAGTTTGAGTTTGTTAAGTCACATTGCCCACCTGAAGCGGTGAAAATTGCTGTATCGTTACAAATGGTAAATATAGAAACTAACTGAGAATATGCTCCATTTGTAATAGAAACTCCAATTCCTCCTTGGTTATACTGTGTATATGAATCAACACTCATCGTTCCTGTAACACCAATATCTGGTAAATCACCAGGTTCTGCCTCAAATCCATCAACTTTCATTCCGATAGAATTTGGAATAAAGTTTGTACAGTTTCTAGTATAAGGTCCTTGAACAATATTACCAACCCCTCTAGAATATGGTGGTGTAACAGTTCCGCCAACAACATAAGTATGATCTACACTAGAAGTTCCGACATTTACCGTAAAAGTATCATTTTCATTATCTGCACTTAATACTCTAAATGCATAACCGTTATTTCCAGAAGGATATATTGTTGTAGTAGCCGCTCCACTAGAACATGCAAATTCCATATCTCTCAAAGTAACCAAATCACCTGATCTTAACTTAATTCCAGGTGAAGTAATTGTAACTATTCCTGTAGTATGTGTGTAATCTGCTTGTGTAATGTTCATTGAACGATTAACAACATACCCATCAGAAACATATGTGTGTGGAATAGTACTAACACCAGTATATACATCAAAAGAATTATCACCATGTACCTTAGTTACATAGAACTCATATCCAAAATATCCAGATGGGAATCTTGTTGTTGAAATAGATCCACCAGAGGAACATGAGAATAACAGGTCTCTAATTTCAACCAAATCACCAACGTTAGGTGTATATCCTAATGCTTTAAGAGTTGTTTTTCCAGATTCTTTTTCGTAAACAGCACTAGAAATTCCTGAGAGATGATCAAATCCTTCTCCACGATTTCCAGGATATGTTGTATTGAATCCAATTGTTGAGAATGCTGTTGATCCTAAACCAACTATATTGGTGACAACCCCAACACATGACCTCATTGCTGATGCAACATCAGTACAAGAATTAATCGTATTGTTAAATCCAGACTTATAATCAGATTGAATAGATAAATCTTTTACTTGAGTGAACTCAGATTGGAAGTTACTAACCTTTTTAACTGTTCCACCACTTTCATATGTATGAGGTAATACTGTTTTGCCAGTTACTACTTCAAATACATCATCACTAAGAACATCTTTAACTGGGAAAATATAACCAAAAGTTCCATCAGGATAAATTTCAGATGTGTAATTGGAAGTTAACGTTCCACCATTTACATAATTGTGTGCTTTTGTTGTAGTTCCTGTATTTACTTCAACTTTATTAGAAACGTATAACGCTGGGTAATTTGATAAATTACCGTCACTAATTACTGTGGTTATAATTGCAATAATATTATCAATATTCGTTTGCACATCTGCACAAGAACTAGGATCTTGATTATCACCTGTCAGAGGATCTGCTGTAATCGTTAAATCTTTTACATTTAATTGATTTGTAATTGCTTTCTTAGCATAATCGCGAATACTATTAAATGCCGTTATAGATTCTGACTCCTCTCCAAGTAATCCATTTGTAATTGGTGCACCATTTGCATCAAAATATGCTCTGGTAGATTCTCTAATAAATTTATTAGTCCCATATCTAATATCCTTTTCGAGAGCATCTACAATAAATCCGATGTCTCTACGACACTTATTTTCTCCAGCAACAAAAATACCTGCATTAACATAAGTTGTTTTTAAGAGATCAAGATTTCCTGCATCAATTATTACAACAACTAAAGAAGTTAAAGTGTCAATTGCACTTTGTACATTAGCACATGAATCTGATGACTGATTATCTCCAGTCACTGGATCAGCAGTAATAGTTAAATCTGTTACCGTAAGTTGATTAGTAATTGCCTGCTTCATTAAATCTCTAGCGGCATTAAAAGCATCTATAGATGATGCTTCTTCACCAACCAATCCATTTGAAATTGGTGTTCCATTATTAAAATAGAGTTTAACAAATGATATTGAATAACTATTTCCACCAGTAAATACATCAGTTGAAACTGCGTCTACAAAATAACCAATGTCACGTTTACACTTAGTTTCTGTTGAAGAATCTGCAGGATTTTCTCCAGCCTGCATTGTATTCCAAGCACTATTAATGATCTCCGTTCTGTTTTGCTGTATTAATCTATAAGCATCTTTAAATCTAGAAAATCTTGTTGTTTGTACATCATTAGGATAATAAAAATCTGGATGAGATATTGCAATCGAAGCTAAAGATTTATCAATAATTTCAGTTCTATTTGCTTTTATTAAATTTGCAGCATCAACATATCGATCATCAGTTGTAGATATAACTTCAAAATCATATCCATTATTTCCAGATGGATAAACTGATTGACCTTGATCACAACTAAAAACTAATCCTCCAAGTTTTACTCTCTTTCCTGGTTCAATGAAAAGATATGGACCTGTTGGACCAGTTCCAGTAACTGTTACCGTAGTTATTCCAGTTAAATAATCATAATCTGCATCATCTACAGTAAATACTGGTGTATAAAGTTTGGATACTTGTCCACCACTCACGTAAGTATGAGGATTTGCATAAGTTGTAGATCCAGTATTTACTATAAATGTAGTGCTACTAGATGAAGAACTAATAACATCTTGAACTGTAAATTCATATCCTTGATTTCCATCTGGATAAACGTCCGTTCCATCAACACACTCGAAAGTTAATCCTTCAATTTTAACTCGATCACCAGAGGATATTGGTAGATAACCAGAAGTTTGAATTGTTGTAATTCCTGTGCTGTTAGTGTAAGAAGCTGTTATAACACCAACAGGAACTCCAGAAGATCCAGATGTACATGAATATGTCAGATTCTCAATTTTGACAGCATCATCTTTTAATAATCCATGATCTGTAGCAGTTATTGTAGTAATGCCAGTACTATAATCATAATCTGCAGATACAACAGTTGTTCCAAATCCAACTACAGTTCCTCCCCAAGTAGAGTTATTAACAATTGCTCTAGCAACATCAAATGAATAGTCTAAAGTTGCAATTGTCTGTTCAATTTCACCTTTTTCATTGTCTAATGTACCAACTGCTAAGTTCCAATCATCATCATAATATGATTTACCAGCACCAACACACTTAGAGTTACCACCTCTAGTAATATCATATATTACAGATCTCCATATATCACCAACATCATCGGCACAATCAGCACTTTCTAATCTTACTCCATGAATTGTTGTAATACCAGTAGCATAATTAAAATTATCAATAATATTAGTAATAATACCAACACGTTCTCTTATTTTTTCTCTAACTGCAGTGCAACCGCCACCAACTAAAATTGGTGAGTAAGAAACATTTTGTGCAAGTTGACTATAAGTTGTAACACCAGGTTGAGATTTATAATCTTTGTTATCTATAATGTATGTTGTAACACCAACAGCATATTGTATAGCGGATATAGTCGCATCTTGAATACTATTTCCATTTTCATCGTTTCCAATAATGTGGAGAAGTGTTCCTCCATCATCATAATAAGATAATCCTGCACCAACACATTTTTTATTACTTCCAGCTTTCAAATCATAAGATAAAGAACGCAAAATATCTTTAATATCATCTTCACAATTAGATGGATCTGTAGAAATACCTGAAGAATTAGTAACAACAAATGGTTGACCAGCGGAACCAACGTATGCAGTGGTTAAAAATCCTACTGTTTCTGCAGCAATATAGTCAATATTTAAATCAATTAATCTTGCAGCATCTTGCTCTCTATGATTTCCAGCAAATCCACTATATCCACTAGTTAAGAATCCTACAGATTCTTTCGCAATATAATCTAAATTCAATCTAATCATTCTTGCAGCATCAAAGAATCTATCCGTAGCAACCCCCAATAAAGGTTGTAATGCTACCACTGCAGCTCCATCAGTCATTTCTGGACCGATAAAGCTAATATCAGTTATATGACATCCATTATTAACATAAATCAAATCTTGATTTGGATTTTTTGGTGTAATAATACAATTTCTAAGTTCTGTTCCTTCAATCGAAACAATTTTATTCAGAATAACAGGATTATCCTCAACATATGTGCCTGGAAATACTTTTATAGTATCATTTGTTAATGCAACAGATGAAGCTCCTTTTATAGTTCGCTTTGGATGATTTTCTGCAAGACCAGTATTATTATCATCACCATTTATAGAAACAAATATCGTTCTTCCAACTGGTTTATATGATTGAACTTCTACTTTACCTTTTCCTGGAACTTGAGTTTCAAAAATATCAATACCAATTCCTGGAACAATTTGAGTAACAATTCCACTTAGAGTATCACCATTACCAAAATAATTTGTTGCTGTTGCTGTTCCAACTACAGTCAGTGTATTTGTAATTGCACTCGTTCCAATACCAATACTACCAGAGGATGGATTGAAAACTAATTTTTCACTAGATACCTCTATCACTTCAGTTGATCCAACAGTAACGTTGGTCATCACTGGATAAAGAACTACATCTTCATCGGTATCATCAACTTCAAATTGTGTTATTCCCTTAGGACCTTGCAATCCTTGAAGTCCTTGAGTACCTTGGATTCCTTGAACTCCTTGTAATCCTTGAGTGCCCTGAACTCCCTGGAATCCCTGTGTCCCCTGTGTTCCTTGTAAACCTTGAGTACCTTGCGTTCCCTGGAGTCCTTGAATACCTTGGAGTCCTTGTGTTCCCTGAACTCCCTGTAAACCTTGCGTTCCTTGATGTCCCTGTAAACCTTGAGTTCCTTGAACTCCTTGTAAACCCTGAGTACCTTGGGGTCCCTGTAAACCTTGAGTGCCTTGAGTTCCTTGGAAATTCGATCTTACACCCTGTAAACCTTGGAGACCTTGGGTACCCTGATTTCCTTGTAATCCTTGAACACCTTGAACACCTTGAACACCCTGAGTACCTTGAGTACCTTGAACACCCTGAGGTCCCTGAAGACCCTGTGTTCCTTGTGTAGATTGAACTCCCTGTAAACCTTGAAGACCTTGAACACCCTGATTTCCTTGTAGTCCTTGAGTACCTTGAAAATTGCCAATTACACCTTGTAATCCCTGTAAACCTTGTAATCCCTGTAAACCTTGAAGTCCTTGTAATCCTTGAAGTCCTTGTAATCCCTGTAATCCCTGTAAACCTTGAAGTCCTTGAGTACCTTGATTACCTTGTAATCCCTGTAATCCTTGGAGACCTTGGACACCTTGAGTTCCTTGATTACCTTGTATACCTTGTAATCCTTGGAGACCTTGGAGACCTTGAGTTCCTTGAAAATTACTTAAAGGACCTTGAACACCTTGGAATCCTTGAGATCCTTGAACACCTTGAAAATTACTTAAAGGACCCTGAAGTCCTTGCATTCCTTGTGTACCTTGGAAATTACTTATATTACCTTGAAGACCCTGAAGACCTTGAAGACCCTGAAGACCTTGAAGACCTTGAGCACTCTGGACACCTTGTAAACCTTGTAATCCTTGGAGACCTTGGAATCCTTGAGATCCTTGAACACCTTGAAAATTACTTAAAGGACCCTGAAGTCCTTGCATTCCCTGTAAACCTTGAAGTCCTTGAAATCCTTGACATCCTTGAGTGCCTTGGAAACCCTGTAAACCTTGAAGTCCTTGTAATCCTTGAAGTCCTTGTAATCCTTGAACACCCTGATTTCCCTGTGTTCCTTGGAAATTACTTAGATTACCTTGAAGTCCTTGTAATCCTTGAACACCCTGATGTCCTTGTAATCCCTGTAATCCTTGTGTTCCTTGAAAATTACTTAAAGGACCTTGAACACCCTGAAGACCTTGAACACCAGTAGGGTTAAATGAGATAGATAATCTCTCTGTATCATCAAAACTAGAAGAACCAGAAAGATAAGTAACATAAACCTCTAAGAATCTATGACTACCAGAAAATCCATTTATTGTTACATCTTCAACTTGAGTAACATAAAATATAACAGCTCCAGGATTGTTAGTTTCCGCTGATGAAATAGTTAAAGATCCTTTTATAGTGTTTGTGAATGAAGGATCATCCCACCCGTTAATCCAATTAGATCTTGATACTCCATAATAATCTTGTACCGAAATAAAAATTCTATTAACTGATGCAATTGAAAGATTATTAAATTTTAGTGTTCCATTTGCGACTCGATATAAAATATTACTAATTCCACCTGGATCAAGTGGTCTCTGAGTTTCACTATCAAATTCATAAGGTACACCATTAGGAAATCCAACAACACCCTGAGTTCCTTGAAAATTACTTAAAGGACCCTGAAGTCCTTGAAGTCCTTGGAGTCCTTGAACTCCTTGGAGTCCCTGAGTTCCTTGATTAGATTGTACACCTTGTAAACCTTGAGTTCCTTGGAAATTACCAACTACACCTTGTAGTCCTTGATTTCCCTGTGTTCCTTGATTACCTTGTAATCCTTGAGTTCCTTGAAAATTGCTAATTACACCTTGAAGTCCTTGAAGTCCTTGAAGACCTTGAGCACTCTGGACACCTTGTAAACCTTGTAATCCTTGAGTTCCTTGAAAATTACTTAAAGGACCCTGAAGTCCTTGAAGTCCTTGAAGACCTTGAGCACTCTGGACACCTTGGAATCCTTGTAAACCTTGTAAACCTTGAACACCTTGCCTTCCAATAGGAGCGAAGAAAAATGCAATCTTTGTATTTGCACCTATTGTACTAGTAGTATCTGTTAAAAGATTGACAGTAAGTGTATAATAAGTATTAAAAGCACCCTGAGTACCAGCATTTACATCAGTAACTTCAAAAATATAAGAAATAGTTCCGTCTGGGGAAGAAGATTGTAAATGCAAATATCCTACAGTTGGTTTTGATCCTAAAATTTCCCAATCATCAAACCATGCAGTTTGATTCTTACCTACACTATCAATATTATCAATGTATATTTTTGTTATATCTGCTGGAGTATTATTATCAAATCTAAAGTATCCATTACCAGGATCTCCCTGTGTTGTAGAAGTATTAAATCTCCATATTGTTCCACCACTATCACCTTTATTACCTTGCTCACCAATTAAACCCTGAACACCTTGGAATCCTTGTGCGCCTTGAGATCCTTTTGAACCTTGAAGTCCTTGGAAATTGCTAAGTACACCCTGAGCACCTTGGAGTCCTTGAGCACCTTGGAGTCCTTGAAATCCTTGTGACCCCTGAGAACCTTGTAAACCTTGAGCACCTTGGAGTCCTTGGGTTCCTTGAAAATTACCAAGTACACCTTGTAGTCCTTGATTTCCCTGTGTTCCTTGATTACCTTGTAATCCTTGATTTCCCTGTAATCCCTGATGTCCTTGTAATCCCTGTAATCCTTGTGTTCCTTGAAAATTACTTAAAGTACCTTGGAGACCTTGAGCACCTACGGTTCCAGTAATCGTTAATCTTTTATCACCATCAATGTTTTGTGTTGTAAGTGCAATACCAACACCAGCTACTATTTTTACAGTATCAAGACCTTCGGCTTCTAATGTATCTTGCCCATCAACTTCCCAATATTTAAACGTACTATTAAGGGCAATTTGTACAGCACCATCACCCAAATCAGATACTGCAAATCCAGAATCAGTATCAAAACGTATTGCTTTTACATTTGTAATCTGATTACTAATTACACCATTCCCAGTTTCAGGGTCTATAGTTAATGTATCAATTGCACTAACTTCTATACCAACGTTCTCTAAGTTAGATCCATCACCATAATAATTTTGAGCATAGACACTAACTGCACTAACAATACCAGTATTACCATATACGGTAACACCTGTTCCAACCTTAAGATCATCTATCTCTAAAAGAGATAGTTGCTCAGGCGGTTGATTTGTACTGTAGATATTAATTCTTGCCATGTTTTATTTCTTGTCGTATGTCCAACCAGCGATTGAATATTCCGAATTATCACCTGGGTAATCATCTGGTGTGGTACCTTCGTACTCTATTATCATTTTACCCAATCTATCAGCCCAAACTTGATAATGACAATTAATTGTTGTTCCATTTCCAGATTTTACAATAATATTTTTACCCCATTCAATTTTTTCAACATAAAGATCTTGACTATGCCCTATTTGAGTAAGATTTACTGTGATAGACTCTTTGTCAACTAAACCATCCCAATAATCGGGGAGAGTAATTACATTACTATTTAACAACTTTCCTCGAACGTATATTGCAGCTTCTGGACCCTCAACACATGCATGTCTTAACCTATAATTTGGTTTATTGGGGTGCTTTATATCAAAGGTTTTTTTACTATTTAAAGCTAATGGAAGATTACCAACTCCAGCAACAAGAACAGCACCATTCAAATTGATAGTAGGTGCAGATATATCAACTTTACCACTACCATTCATAAGAACACTATTACCAGTTAAAGTAAGTCCCTTAGTTCCAGCTATTGCAGTTTTTGTACTTTTAACGGTTGTTGTGACTGAAACTACATCTAGGGTAGGACCCTCAATTCTAGTAGCACCATTTACGGATGTAGCGCCAACAATAGTAACTACACCTGTTAAATTAGATGGTCCTACAACTTCAACAGCTATTGGATTTGTGGTGTTAGACATCACATTAAGTGCTGCATTAACAATTTTATTCATACCAGAACCGACAAAACATTGATATATGTTTGCACTTCCTGGTGGGATGAATGCTTGTGGTATGTTTAATGCAGCGCCAACAACTGGTGCTTTAACTTCTAAATAACTTGTCGAAATATCCGAAAAATTTGCTGATGACATAATATATTATTTTATTTTACTGTTCCTGTAGATCCACATGACTGGGATAGACCCTTTAACAAAGATTCCCAATTTCCTTGAAGTAATGATGTAATCGATTTTGTCATTGATTGAGGAGGAAATTGTTCTAATAATCCCATTACATTTACAAAGTTTTCTGTAACTATATTTACTCCACTAGTTCCATTTAGACATAATCTAGATGCAGCAATACGCACTTCCTTTGTTGAAGCTATGATTACATGCCCATTTGAAGATACTAAAAAATTTCCTTGATTTTTTTCACCTGTTGTTTCGATATGAATATTTTTTGCTTTAAGATGTATATTTCCTCTTTCAGCATTAATAATTAAATCACCGTTTTTGGCAACGATAGATCTTGCAATAGCTTCTTTTTTTGTTCCATCTATACTATGACCAGAAACTTCGTGCCATGCGTCTTGTATATGTTCAACTTTAGATCCATCTTTATGATAAACACAGTGATTATTTGTTGATGTAATAATACAAAAATCTCTACCATCATCCTGTGATCCTGGTCCTATGGGACCACAATGAACATAAGCATGTGGATTATTTGCAATTGTATAATCTGGTGCTGGATTTGATGGTGGTGTTGTCATCTTGAAATACAATCAATTACGGTTAACAATTTATCTGTACCAATAGCATCCAATTCTTCCTGTTCAAGAGCAGAAATGGGTGTGAATTTAAGCACTGTTCTAAACTTAGCTCCTACTCCATTTCTACTATTTATTGTAATATCTGGGAGAACTGTGTATCCTCTTGGTGATGATACAATTCTAATATCAACTATTTCACCATCTGGAGAAACTTCAAGTTCAAACTCTGGTTGATCTTCAAGATCTCCATCTACTTCAACGGTATCTTCTTCATCATATCCAGTTCCAGTGCTAACAATTATAATTCTACTGATTTCAGAAACTACTTGTGACGAATCTTCAGGAACTTGATCTTCATCAGGATCATCATCAATCGATGCAATTAATCCTGGTAGATTTATTATATTCTGATCTCTACCATCTCCGTCTTGATTGGAATCAGTTTCACCATCATCATCACCACCAGATGGTTCACCCGTTCCACCGCCACCTGTAGGTGAAGTACTGGTTGTACTACCAGTTGGTACTTCATTACTTCCACCACCACCAGATGGAATTGGATTATTTGGATCACCAGTTGGATCATTATCTGGATCTGGGTCTGGATTTGGGTCTGGATTTGGATCTGGGTCTGGATCACCAGTAGGATCTTCAACATCTGGATCGGGGTCTGGATCTGGATCGGGGTCTGGATCGGGGTCTGGATCTGGATCGGGGTCTGGATCTGGGTCTGGATCGGTACCTGGTACACCAGTTACATCCTCAGGATCATCGGAACCTGGGGGATCTGGTGGATCTGTAGGATCCTCGGGAACTGTAGGATCTTCTAATTTTGATACGATAATTTGAATTACTTCAACAGCAGTATTTTCAATAGATAAAGCTTTTGTATTTAATGCGGTAAGAATATAATACAATTCTTTGGTTGTTTCACCTTCAGCAAATTCGGTATCAAGTGGAATAACTAAAGATGCTGATCCATTAGGAACTAATCCACTGTATATTGTTTCAGATGTATCAGACTGTTGATTATAACTACCTAAAGAAACTTGAGTTGCATTACTAGTACTCCAAATAAACTTAACTGTGTTTCCTACAACAGAATCTTCTGGTTCTGCCGCAAATGAGTCTATTGACGGTGGATCTGTATTGATAGGATCTCCAGGATCTCCTGGAACATCATTTTTAAATACCCTAACTGAGATATCATTTTTAGTTTCATTCTGTGGATGATCAGAAAAAGTTTTTATCGCTGTAAGTTGATATATTTTTTCAGTTTCATTGGAACCAGCAGGAAAATTAACATCATCTTCTGATATGTTTATTGTACGACTTCCATTAGCAGGTAAATCTCCAAGACCTTGAACATTTAATCTTACTTTATCCGCATTTGATGTTTCCCATCTAATAGTTACTGTATTATTAACTTCAACATCTCTTGGAACAGATTCTAAACTTCTAATTACTGGTTGAGGTCTAATTTGATTAGTATATCCAATTCCTGGATTTGTAATTACAACATCAGTTACTTCACCACCTTCCAAAATTGGATATCCATTTCCACCAACACCACATCCACCAGGATCTACAAAGGACATAAATGGAGTTGATTCATATTCATTTCCTGGATAGAACATATTAACACCAACAATTTCTCCAATGGCATTAACAACAGCTCCACCTACAGCTTGTGCTCCACCTCCACCAAAAAATTCAACCTGAACACCACATTCAAAAGAACCACTATAACAACCACCTGGAGAAACATATCCACCCTGATTTTCTGGATCACCTTCTCCAAAGAAGTCATCCATCCACCCATTAACAGATTTAGAGATACCTTCACTAAAACTAAAGTTATACCAATTATCAGTTTTAGTATTTTGTGGTCCACCAAATGGTCCAGCTGCAAATTCTTTTAATTCTTCATTACACTCTGGTTGTTCACATAAAAATCCTTCAAATCCCAATATAAAATTAATCGCCTGATAAACAGACCCCATAACTCTTGATACTGGAGCAAGTTCCTTATTGATTGAATCAAAAAAAGGTTTCATTGCTCTATCGATATCATTAAGAAGTTTATTTAATATTGCATTAACATAATTTTCAACAGAACAAAAAGGAACGTTTATAACTTTTCCTATAAATGAATATAAAAAATCTCCAACTAAATTAAATAATCCATCAATAATATCATCAAATTTACAAAATACTTTATCAAGTGTAATTGCCAGTTTTGACTTGGTCGTTTCTTTGGTTTGTGGAGGATTTGTTAAGTAAATTAAATAATCAATACCAGACTTGATCTTTCTAAGAACCCATTCTCTAGATCTTTGAGTAATGCCCTTAAGAACTCCAACTATTTCTGATATTGTTGCTCTTATTTCGCTTTGTAAATTAGATACTGCCTTTATAGTTCCATTAATATACTTATCTCCATATTTCTTCAACCCTCTAAGAAAAATAAAAAACTTTTTTAGTGAAACATATATATTTGCTGCATTATTTTTTCCACATGGAGCAGCTTTAACATGTGGAAGCTCACATAACTCTCTATATGAATCAAGAGCTAAAGTTCTACATACAGGTAATTTACTCGGATCAAAGTACCCATTTTCTTGTATTATATTGATTTTTTCATTATTAGGAATTTTTACAGAATTACCTGTTAAATCATTATTAAGATAATCTGTTGGTGTTCTACTTTTTGCCATTATTTTCTAAAAAAACTGTTACTTGTACGAAATGGTGTTTGCTCTCTTTTTTCACCAGGTTTTTTTCCACTAATCATATGATACAGAGCTGGTTGCACACTTTTATACCAATTTTTAGTCTTTTTAAATTCTGCACTTTTTTTCGATGTTTGATCACTTTCAGTTATTTCGTATGATGGATCACTTCTCCCCAAAACTCCTACTATCAAAGGTAATAGTTTTTCTGGATCATCATTTAAAAATACTCCGACAACCCATTCACCACCAGTTATTCCAACACTCTTTCTATTTAGAGATCCATGACTAGTTGATCTCATGATCACTGCCCATTCCAACCCATCATCAGAAAGTTCAGAACCTAATGATGGGTGATAACCCAATATCCTAACTTTAACACGATCACCCCACCCTTTAGGATTTTCAATATTAATTGTTTGTCCCAAGGGAACTTGACCTATGAACCATTTTAATGGTGCTTTTCCAACAAAATCTGGATTAAATGACATTAGAAGTTGTCTCCGTATTTGTATATATTCCAGGTGTGTCCCGAACTATTCTTAAAGAAGTATATGAAGATCTAGGTCTAAAATCATGGCATAAATGAGTTATAATATATTTACCACTATTTAATTCACTTTTGGTACCTTTATGTTTACTATCAAAAGAAATTTTCTGAAAAATACAATTTATAACATCACCAGCATGTAATGCTAAATTACATGGAACTATTATATCAATCACGTGTGACATTAATAAATTATATCTCTGTATTGATCTTGATAGGTAGAATTTTTTATCATTCACAATAGATGAACTTATTCCAGGATTAGTGAATCCAGAATCTGCAAGTGAAAACACAGTTCTTGAAAAATTAACATTAGTTTTATCTTCATCATCATATAAAGCTTGAAAATCTATATTATTTCCAAGAGTACTATGTCCATAAGATGCTAATGGTACTTGTTTTTCAACATATCCAAAAGTACTCATATCAAAAGATGCTTCCTTTATCATAGAAATACCAGAGTACATATTACTCAAAACATTACTATTATTATGATAAACAGGTTCTTTTAATATCTTAAAATCATTTTTTCTATCATCAGTATTGAACATTACATCTGTGTGCGTGTAAGTTGCAACAGGATCTGATTGAATGATACTATCAATTGATTTGTAGTTCATGCCATCTTGAGTCTCCCAGAAAAAATATCCAGGTCCACCCGTACTAGAGACAGATTTTTTCGCCATGGAAGTAATAATATCAAATGGTCTGTTACCATTCATACGAAAAGAATCACTATTACTTGTTTGATCTATAAAAACTTTTTCTGTTGGAAATCCCAACTCATCTGTTAATATTTTTTCAATAGAACTAGAAATAGTATTATGATAACTCTTAAAACTTTTGTGAGTTCCGTTTATAACTGAAGACTCTGAAAGTAAACTTAAAGTAACAGTTTCAGATTGACTGTCTTGAGAAATCGGAGTTGGATTTGAAACTCTAAATGGAGTTGTCCTAAAATCTAAAAATCCAGATTCATTCTCAATAAAAAATTGTACAGATTCTTGTCCCTTACCAATAATTGGTAAACTATCTCGTAGTGTTCCAAGTCTTGTTTGAACATCAACATTAGAACTTGCTCTTACAAGATCTCCAACATCATAATATGTTAATGATGCTGTAAGTATTGGAGAAAAAATACTTTCATAATACTTAAATCCCAATGTTTTTGCTTCAATAGGAACTACCGTATTATCTTTTGGTCTTCCAATTAATATTTGTTTGTAGTGGGATGAATTACTATATGGCATGTCTTTAAGAGATTAGGGATCTATTACGTAATCCAGATCCTGACTTTGGTGTGATAACAAATGGAACAACTTGTTGTACAGGAACTTCAACAATTTCAGTTGGACCAGAAACCACAGCTACGGTTGTTTCTTTCAATATAGTTATTGATGCAGAATCACCACCACCATATCCAGGAGTAGCTGGTGATATTCCTTGCTGTGGTCTTATCTGTTGATTGTTTTTTATTCTCTGTTCCAACAATTTTTCAATTTTTAACAAAAGTTTTTTATTTTTTTCATTGGTGGTTTCATATTCAGTTGGAAATAATCCAGTTCCAAATGCACCTCTAGTATCTTTGATTATGAGTTTACCACTACTATCTATTTCAACATTTATATTTTCTTGTCCAAATATCATATTATTACCCTTTCCAATACTTAATATCATTTTTTTGATATTTTCACTTATCTGTAAATTGGTTTTTGGTTTTGGTGGTTCTAATTTATATGGACCTGGTTTCATCGTTGGTGATCCCATTTTAATAGTGTAATTGCCATCACCAGTTCCAAGATAATCTTTTGTGGCAACACTAAAATCTAACATATGATTTTTAGAGTGTCCTGGTACTCCAGAACCTGCATCATTTACACGTACAACTGCAGTTTTATTTGTTCTAGTATTTGTCACGATAACATTGAAAGCCTGACCCCTAGATAAAGTTCTACCACCAGGCATATATCTGGGATCTGCTCTATAAGTCATAGATTTTGGAAGTTTTGCCAAAAATTCTGGGAATGCTGCAGCAGTAAATAATTCTGGTCGATAACCTTCACCAGAAGAAGTTGCTGGTAATCCATCTGGTGTTTTATATCCACTTGCATTAATTCCACCCAAAGATGGATCATAATAAGATGTTTTTGCATTAGTAGCAATAATATCACCTTGTTTCAATTGATTAGGACCAGGACCACCTCCACCTAATAATTGAGTTGTTATTAATGGTCTTAATCGTGCCCAACCAGGATATGCACCTGCTTTAGTAGTATAAGGTCCACCTTCCTTGAAAAAATCAACGCTCTGGTGTGGTCCAGTCCCACTACCAACTTCTCTTGGTTTATCTAGATATTCTTGTCTTGTTGCTTTTCTACCTAAAACTTGTCCCGCAGTAATAGTATCCCCATCTTTAACTTTCAGTTCTCCTGTAGGAAAATGGGCATATAGTGCATCAAAATAAGTTCCTGGATTATTTGGATCTTCACTTCGTATAATTACATGATTTCCGTATCCACGTTTTTTACTAGGATCTTTGTCCCATCCAGGGTCTGCTGGATCATTAGCAATTCCACGTGGTATAACTTTACCATCAAATAATGCAATCATATTAGGATTGGGACCTGTAATCTCATATCCAGGTTCATCGGTTGCATCTTGACTAATAATAGTCCTCTTTCTATTCCACAATTCCTCCTCTTTAAACGCCTGTTGCTCAGTCGCTTTGTAATCGGATGGTAAACGTCCTACTGGTCTTTTCTCTCTAGGATATTTTAGTTTCAATAAAGATTTGTAAGACTGCATGAAAGTCTTAAATAATGAATTATTTTCTTCATATTCTTTCGATATATTACTAGATTCTTCAGTATTTGTTTTTAATTTTGAAAAATAATTTACAGATGTGATTGCCCTTTTAGCTTTCCCAGTTAATCCACCAGAAACTGTCATTTTCTGACCAGTAACTGTTCCTCCAGTTGAAAGTTTTTGTATATCATTGTATGCACGCTGAGATTCATATCTTTCTACGTTTGCATCCCATACTTTCTCTTCACCAATTCCCTGCCAAGATTCTGGTGCTGTGGTTGCAGTACCAGTCTTATCTCCAGGAGACATAACTCCCATTTTCCCCTGAAAAGGAGCCATGATTACTTTACTCTTATCTTTTAGGAAGACAGTTCCAGTGTTTGAATCGTAACCAGGAGCCGATGCTTTTATTTTTTGTTGTGCTTTTACCTTTACTGGTTTAATAGCAACAGCTTTTACTGCAGGATCTTTAAGTGCTTCAGAATAACTACCATATACTTTCTTAGTCGTGCTTGAATAATACTTTCCTTCTATCTCTGCCAATTCTTGTTTAATCTTATCATCTTCATCAGGATTTTTAATTAAATTAAAGATATCAAAATCTAATCCTTTTAACATCTTATCAGTTTCATTAATAAGTTTTCCAGCTTCTCTAATCGTATCAAGTCCTGCTTGGAATGATCCACCGATTATTGGTAATAAAACTTTTGTTAAATCAAGTATTCCTTTCATTCCTTTTACAACAATATCAAATATTGTTGCAATAGCTGGACCTAACCAAGGATTATCTTCAAAAAATTTCTTTATTGTAGTAAATGCAGTCTGTAACCCCCTTAAAAGGGTTGGTAAATTATTTACTAAAACACCAAGTATAATAACACCAAAAACTTCTTTGAACTTATCAATCATACTCTTTGGTTTTGCTACCAATCTTGTAGCAATATTAGTCAATGCAGACTTTTGTGCTCCCGCTTCTATTTTGTTTTCCTTTTTCTTACGTTTTGATTTACCTAAAAGAATAAAATTAAATCTTTTTTCATCCTTTTTTATTTTCGATATTTTTTTTCTTTTTGAAAAAATCAAAGAATTTATATTAAGAATATTAAATTTTAATTTTTTTACGCTCTTTGTACTTTCCATATTACACCAAGATACCTAAAGTTTCTGGGACTGTATAATTAAAGTCATTATTAGAATCAAATGGTGATATAGAAGGAATTGGAGATGTAGCATCTGATTGTGTAGTCCTTGGTTTTGGTGTAGATTTTTTAGAAAGATCTAAAACCTTGGGCGCAAGATTAACAACATTAACAGATGGAGAACCAGTTTCTTTTTCAATAACAAATGGAACGACAGTTGTACTTGTAGGAGATTGTACAATATTTTTTACATTTGTTACTGGTTTAGCAATATTATTAGTTACGGGTTGTCTTATACTATTATTAACTGATGAAAAATGAGATCTTGATGGTGATTGTTTATTTTGACTTACAAATTTTGGTGCTGGAATACTTGGTCCAGACATTTTTTTAGGTCTAGATCTTTTCGGTCTAGTAATTTTAGATTTTAATCCTGGTGATCCACCACCACTTGGTGGATCACCACTTGGTGGATTTGTTTTTGCTCTTTCCTTTCTATTTTTCTTAGAAATTTCTCGCTTCTCTTCATCAAACAATTCAGTAAATTCAGTAATTAAATCTTTAAATACCCTGTTTGATCTTCTAGTTACTGCATTAATTTTTTCTTGGTTGATAGTTGCTTCAGTAAATTGTTTCCACAATCTTCCAGCATTATCATTAATATCCTTTAAAAGTGGGCGGAAAGGATTTGCTGCTGATGAACGAATAACTTCTTCTCCAGGAGCAAGCATTGCAGGAACACTATCAACTGTTTGAGATCCTGAACCAAATACTGTTCCACCCATACTTCTAAATTGGGTTTCTGGTTGAACATTTACTTTTTCAGATGGACTATTTGCATATATTCTCTCTAACTGTTGTCTGACTTCTTTAGGTGCTCCAACAAAAAGATTTCCACCAGATGTTCCAGATAATTCTCTCTGTATGAGACGTTTTAATACCTCATCAAGAACAACATTTTCATCTACTACCAATCTACCTTCTTTTGCTCTTTGTTGTAAGAGAGCTCTATGAAATGCTGGAGATTGTACTTCTTTTTCAGCTGCTATGACTACTCTATCTGCCTGACGATCTGGTAGTTTAAGTTTTAATTGCCCTAAACGATTTCTAACAGCAACTTTAAATTTGCTTAGGTTGGCAGATCTAAGACTTGTAAAAGGAGATTTCGGTCTCACTCCCCTTCCAGGTCTTCCAGCCATAATCATACCTGCATAATCTAATGCAGTTTGAGCTCCGAAGAAGGTTTTAATCCACGGATTATCTAACATCAACTGAGTTTGTTGAGCTTTATAATCCTGTTCTTCTTTGCTTATAAATCTGAATTTGGGTGTGTCATCCCCAGTGAATATATTTTTTGATGTTGGTTCAACGATCAATTGACCCATTGGAGTTTGAACACTTTGTGTTTTTGTTTGTCCAAAAATAGTACGATCATTGTAATATTTTTTAAGTAAAGGATTAACATATTCTTGAACTCCTACTGGTATTGCCTTTCTTCTTATTATTTCTAATGGTGTAGGTTCGGATTTTGTTACTTCTTCTATCGGTGGCGTCTCTTTAGGTTTTAGTGGTGAAGCCGAAGCACTAGATTCAGAAGCTTTGGCAAGTGCAGTTAATGGATTACTAATCTCTATAAGTTGTCTTAATATTTCAATAGCTCCCAAACCCAGAAGTCCATTAAAAATACCTGTAAAAATAGGTTTATAATCTGTTTTACTAATTGCTGCCTGCATTTGCGCTTCCAACGCAGATGACAGTTCTGGAGATGGTTCTTTGATACAGTTTGGAAGCTTTGCACAAAGATCTTCTAAAGGGAATTTTGGTGGTTGAACCCTAGGTGTTTTAAGTCTATTTTCAAAGAGAGATCTAAGACCTCTTCCAATTTTGTATAATTTTTTAACTAATCCAAGTAATTTTACTGCACCAAAAACTACTAGTAATTCTTTCCAGTAATCTTTTAAGAAATTAAAGAACTGCTGTAATTTTTCTTGGTTTTCTTTCTCAGATAACCATTTAAAGGCAGTATTGAGTACTATACCAGTTATTATTATAGAAAGAAAATCTAAAATTCTTTGGAATATACTTTTAGCAGGTGCTATTACAGTATTTAATGCACTACCAATTAAAGATTTACCCCGACTTTCTATCCTCTTTTCTTTTTCATTAATTTTATTTTTTGCTATCCTTTTTTTCGATAGTCTTAAATTTTCATTTCTTTCCTTTATCCTTTCATCATAATCTAAACTTAACTGCTCTCTAATTTGAGAAAGTAACTTATTAGATTCTTCTAAAACTTTAAATATATTTAAATTAGACTGAATATATTTAACTATACCACGTGATTCTTGATTTTCACTCTTTTCAGAAACTAATTTACTAGGTGTAATTTTTGGTGTTAGTTGTTTAAAACTAAAACTACTTTTTTTAAGACTTATACCAGATCCTAAAGCACCACGATTTAAAGAAGAATTTATATTTCTTCTACTAATTTTGGGAAGAGATGGTGCTCTATAGATTTGGTTAATTTCCACTTTGTTGTGCTTTTAGATTTTCTTCTTCAACATGCTGTTGTAAAAGCGAAACATAGATTTCCCTTTCAAAGGGAATCATATTTTCCAACTCCGTCAAGCTATATTTATGATGCTGCATCAAGGCAAAATTAACACGGTAATATGACTCAAGATTAGTATGAGCCATACTCAGGTGAAAAAACTTGCAAGGCCCTCAAGAACGACTTCAGATTCAACTTTGGTTTTCGGATTTGTAACATTAACAATATGCATCAATTTAGGCATAGTTATAAAGAAGTTTTCAACCTCTTTCAACTGCCTGGTGTTCATTTGATCTACAAAATCCTTCAACTCTTTCTTAGTACAATCTTTTGCAGACCAAGACTCTTCTTTATTATATACCATATCGATACATGAGACAATCATGTCTAATGATTTGTCAACATTATCATCATCCGTATTATATTCAAAATTATTCTCAACAAACTGATCCAAGGAAGGATACTTCATCTTCATTGAAAGTTCATCATCCAACCTAATAATCTGTTCATGGTCAGGATTTCTCTGAACTGAAATGCTATCTATATCAATAGATGTTTTAACTTGAGTTTCTTCATCATCTGGGCAGATAACACTTACTTCAACTGATTCACCAACAGATTTTGCTCTAACATTGAGGAAAATATATTCAATATCAAAAGTTGATAAGTCTTTTATCTTAACACCTCTTGTGCTAATACAATCTCCTAAGATTTGTACAATAGCATTGGTAATTTGTTTCATATCTTCAGATTCTAATGCCATGATTAGAATCTTTTCTTCTCTAACAAGAAAAGGTCTATACTTAATCTTTTTACCAGAAGATGGAATTTCCATCTCATACAATGGCGTATTAATCTTAGGTAAAGGCATAATTTTCTATACAATTCATGTGTTTTTATTTATAGGGTGTTATGCAATATTGCCGTTCAAATCAATTGATTCGGTTGCAAACTCCCTACGTACAATGTATCTATCATAGTTTAGAGTAACTGTTATTTTCATAATTTCAGAACCACCATATGCAACTGGTATTGAAGCCATAGACTTAGGAAAAGCATTAACTAACTGATATGATATGTTTGTTGCACCACCTTTTGCATAGTCTGCTTCAAACTTTTTGATGTAAATTCCGTTAGTTTTATAATACTTTGGGTAGTTATATCTTCTATAATAACCAACTGATGCTGATTGATCTGAGTTTTGTTGTGGCATGTCTCCACCAGCGCCACCAGAAATAAAATCCATCCATGCTTCAAAAAATCCTAATACTTTATATTGTCTATCAATATAAAATGTGAAGTCAATATCAGTATTAATTCTAGTATGTGCAAATTCTTGCCCAACACCAATGAAATTATCTTTTACTTCTGCAGTTGCATATGAAGATGCTGGTAAAGTTGCATTAGTACAAAGAAGACCTATACCTCTACCAAAATCTTCATTGAAATTGATAGATCCATATTGAGTACCATCACTAAGAAACTTTAAAAATGATGTTGTAGTTGATGGTGAAGCCCAAGAATTTCCAATAAAAACTTCGTATAGATTTGTTCTCGATAAATTCAAAAACGTTGGCAACATACTCATATTTACAGTGCCAATCTCTGGAACTTTCATTTCTAAATACTTTTATACGCTATGTTATGAACTATTTAGATGGCATACAAAGGAAAATACAAACCTTCTTATCCCAAGAAATACAAGGGTGATCCTACAAATATAGTTTATAGATCATTATGGGAAAGAAAGTTTATGGTTTATTGTGATAAAAATGAAAGAATATTAGAATGGGGTAGTGAAGAACTTGCACTTCCTTATAGATCACCGTTAGATAACAGAATTCATCGTTACTTTCCAGATTTTTATATTAAAGTTGTAGAAAATAATGGACAGATTCAAAAGTATTTGATTGAAATAAAACCCAAAAAACAAACTATTGAACCTAAAGTTAAAAAAACAAAAACTAAAGGTTACATATATGAAGTTACTGAATGGGCAAAAAATCAAGCAAAATGGAAAGTTGCTCAAGAATTTTGTGAAGATCGTCGATGGAAATTTAAAATTATCACAGAAGACGAACTAGGTATCTAAAATGCCAAGAAAAACACTAAGGCAAAGAGCAGCAGAAAATACTGATACTGATTTTAATGTAAATCGTCTTAGATCAGTAACTGATAGTATCGTCGGTACTGAACATCCAGATGATTTAATGATTGAATTAATGAATGTTTTAAATGAAAGTGGAAAAGTTCCTGATTCTGGAAAATACTACATTTTTGTTTACAATCCTAAAACACCAAACATAAAATATGATCAAAATCCATTTGTTGCCGTTTCAGATGTTTTTTCATGGGGGTTCAGAGGTATAAACTTTCATTGGGGAAAAGTTAGACAATATACTTGGGATGAGATAGTAGGGGAAATATATGAAGTCTATCAATCTGAGATAAAAGATTTACAAACCATACCTTTTGGAAACTTTCGTCTAAATAGTTAAAAAAGGATAATGGCAGAACAATCAATAAGGTATCCTTCTGATATGGCAATTGAGAAGGAAACTGATTATTTTAGTATTACACTTAAGGAATATGTAAATCCAGATGCATCTGGAATTGGTAACACAAATTTTACCGTTACTGGATTGCTTGATTATTCTAAAAAAGAATCCATACAGATTGGTTCAGTCATATACTTACCAATGCCATCAAATTTGCAAGATTCCAATGCGGTATCTTGGGGTGAAAGTAAGATGAATAATCTTACTGCTGCAGGAGTCGCTGCAGGAGGGGCACTAATGGATATTGACCTATTTAATCTCGAAGGATCATTAGAAGAAGTTAAAGGGAAATTGGGAACGATTCGTGGTTCTTTGGATTTGGATAAGATAATAACATTAGGAAAAACTCAATTATCTGCAGAAGCAGTAAATGTTCTTGGTGGTAATGTTACCCTAGATCAAATTCTGGCACGTAGTTATGGTCAAATCGTAAATCAAAATAATAGATTATTGTTCAACGGTGTTACTTTAAGAGAGTTTAACTTTTCATTCAAGTTAACACCGAGAAATGAAGAGGACAGAGATAATATTAAAAAAATAATTAGAACACTTAAAGTGCATATGAGTGCTAAGAATAATAGTAAAGAAAAGGACCCTGGTACATTTATTAAGACTCCTGGTTACTTTGATCTGCAATATAGAAAGGGGAATACTAAACACCCATTTCTACCATCATTCAAAGAATGTGCTCTAAAAAATATGGCAGTTAATTATACTGGTGAAAATGTTTATGCAACATATCATGACGGAACTCCTGTTTCTATGCAACTTGATTTAAGTTTTCAAGAAGTTGTACCAGTTTATGCAGAAGATTATACTGATAGTCTTTTAGGAGTAGGATACTGATATGGGTTATTTCAGAGAACTTCCAGAACTAGATTACCAATCACCATTAGTTGATAGAACATCAACACTAGAGTTTGTTAGAGCTAAAAATCTCTTTAGAAGAGTAAAAATTCGTAGTGATTTTGAAAAAATTTATAATGCTTTTGAAAAATATACAATAGTAGAAGATACACGCCCCGATCAAGTTGCAAACGAATTGTATAAAGATTCCACTTTAGATTGGGTTGTTTTAATATCTGCCAATATACTAAATGTTAGGAATGAATGGCCTTTATCAAATAGTAATCTTGAAGCATATGCATATGATTTATATGGTGACACTTTAAATGATGTCAAATATTATGAAACTATTGAAGTAAAAGATGCGAAAGGTAGAATTATTCTCCCTGCTGGTGAAATTGTAGATCAAAATCACAAAGTACCAAAACCAGTAACAGATACATTACCAACACAATCATATGTTCAATATTATGATGCAGATACCAACTCATATAAGAGAGTTGAAAATATCACAATACCTGTAACTAATTTTGAATATGAGGTAATGAAAAATGATAAAAAAAGAGAAATTACAGTATTAAGATCTCGATATTTAGAGCAATTTTTAGATGAATTGAGACAGTTGATGAAATACAAAGACTCATCACAATATGTGAATGATACTTTGATTAAAGCAGAAAATATTAGAATTACCTCTCCATAAAAAAGGGGGGGATTTAAATCCCCCCGCTGTTACTTAAAGATAAGCATATAATAAGTTGCCACAACCAGGAGGGTCAGGCAGACCCTCTCATATGACCACTTGAACTTTTTTTCATCAGTCCTCTGCCAGTTTAGCAAAGTAACTCAGTGTATCATCATCTTCGGTAGAAGAACTGGTGATATCGGAGCTGTTAAAGTCTCGCCCATCACTCAATGAATTCAATTCTTCTTTCATTGATTGTGGCATAGGATTGCTCTCACCACGATTTTGGCGGCGGAACTCTTCCTCTTCCTCAAGGGTCTCCTGATCTTGGAATTTAGGAGTTCCCTTATTTCCAAGAACATAATCCATACGCTTTTTCAGTTCATCATAGGTTTTGAACTGATCGGGAGCAACAAGTTCAGAAAGAGAATACTGCTTCTTCCAGATTGCTTCCATAGCGTCATCATCATCTAGGAGGGCGCTGGAGCGGGCAAACTCCGAAGAGTCATAGTTACGATAACCAGCAACGTTCTTCGCCTTCAGCTTGAAGTTAGCACCTTGCCAGAAGTCGAACGGATCGATTGCTTCCTCATCTTCAAACTCAGGTTGCATTGCAGTAGTGAGTTTATCAAAGATCTTCTTACCAAACTTATACAAGAAAACTTTTCCCTCGTTTTCAGGATTAGCAGGATCTTTTACAACATAAATGTTGGCGATGTAAGTCAGTTTACGCTTCTGCTTACGTGCAAGTTCTTTTCCAGCATCAGTGCCATTGTTCCAAAGCATGGAATTATACTCAGACACAGGATCTTTCTGTCCCATCGTAGTCAGAGAGTTCTCAATGTACCAACCACCAGGACCTTGGAAGGCATGGGAGTACAGTTTAACAAACGGCAGATCTTCGCCGTTAGGAGCAGGCAGGAAACGAATAACGGCATAACCGTTGCCGCTCTTATCACATTCCAGTTTCCAGAGACGCTCATCTCCTGGGTTAGCGGAATTATTCATTTTTTCGACTTCTTTAACCAGTTTAGCGGTCAAAGAGCCCAGTTTGGATTGCTTTTTAAGGTCTGCGAAAGACATTTGGATTACCTCGGATTAATTGGATTCGGGGGGATTTACTTGGATAGTATAACAAAAAATCGGTTAGGCGTCAATGTATTTTTTAAGTGCCTCGATGGTTGCATTCATACTATCAAAAAGCATAATCATATCAGTTTCTGGTGGAAAACCCATCAGAGCAACTGATTTACGAAGATTCTCTTTCATTTCTACCGCTTTAGGGTCGTCTGAAAGAGATAACCTAGTATACATCACTTGCTGCTTTTCTAGCAAGTCTGTGAGAATTTGGACATGTTCCAACTTTTCTTCACGGGACATTGCACTAAAAGACAATAAACTTCCATAAATTTTTTCTTGAAGATAATTTATCTCTTCAAGTTCTTTTTGAATAATTTCAGATTCAAAAAAGTCACTCATCTACCAGGTCTCTCAAAATTTTCTTGTATTTGAATACATCAATATTTATGAAGGGATTATATTTTTTTAATTTTAAACTTACGGTTTCCCATACAGGATCTTTTAATTTTTTATCAAAGTTTTTTGAAAAACCAAAAATTTTTTCAAAAATAACGAATGTTTCAAGACTTATTTCTCCACCAAGAAATTTTTTTAGTAAAATTGGGTGACCCTTGGAACAATTGAAGAGATTCTCTAATTCGTTGTTCGATAGTAATTCGTTGCTTTGTTCTTTGAACAAGTAAGTTGAACTCTGACGACGTTTCATCCAATCGGCGTACACTCTTTCGCCAGAATTGATAATTTCTCCAATCCATAGGTTTTGTGGGTTATCGGCAGCAGCAAAATTAGATACTAAAAAATCCAAAATTTCTTGATCAGAATACTTACGAGAGGTTTTTTCAAACCAATACTTGTCTTTTCTTTTATTGAAAGAAGTAATACTCGCACGGGTTTTTGCCCCGTATTTGAAAAAGTCGTATTTTGGATTTGTGAAGTGATTTTTTAGTGACAAATAATGTTGGTAAGTTTCAAAGGGAGTCACGATCATAGTGGCAGTTTAGCTCTCGATGTTTTTTTCATAAAGTTGAGACGAATAGCATCCCACTTTAACTTTTCTTTTAGAGGTTTTGATACAAGTTTTGTAATTGAATCAACTTCAATATTGTTAGTCTCACAATAGAAACATATTGCATCAATATAATTCATCTTTTCTTTTGCAACAATTTTTTCAATTTCTATTGCAAATTTTGATGGTGTTAAAAACTTGTTTTCTAACACGTTTTTTAGATCTTTATTTTGTTCCATAGAATTCCAATTTATCTCTAACAAACTCTCCAATATATTCTGTGAGAAGTTTGATGTACTTTGATTTGTCTCGTTCTTCATAGACGACGCATTCTCCATTTTCGCAAGCCATAATAATTACAAGTTTTTTGACTGAAATACCAGTCAGTTCGTACAGCATACAACCATATGCCATGCACTGTACAAAATAGTGATCAATCCACTCCCGTGGTTTCGGTTTAGCAGATGTCTTAAAGTCGATTATTGCTAATTCGCCGTTGTATTCTGCAATACAATCAACAGTTCCCGCAATCCCTAATTGTTTACTATATAGCGAACCTTCAAGGGTGTATATATTATTTATATTTTTAAGAGTTTGCTTAGAGATTTTAAATAAAAAGTCAGAAATAGGTTGTACTTCTGGCAATTCTTCATTCTTTAGAAAATACTCTACAAGAGTATGCATATCTGTACCACGACTTGTGGCACGTTTTGTGATGCGTTCTGCTTTTTCTTCCCCTACCCGTTTTCTCCACTTAGCAAAAAATTCTCTATTTCTGTGACTGGTAACAGATGTAATGGAGACCAGTCGGAGGAGTTCTTCTTCATCAGGAACTTTATAAAATCTTACTCCATCAATTGTTTCTCTTTCAAGAGATGGAAGATCAATATCAACATGGTTAAAAATCATTTTTCACTCATAAAAAATACTTGTGTTAATCTTGGATCAAAGTTATTAGAGAATAAATTACTAGCACTATGAAAGTAATTTGAATTATATAAGATTAATCTATTATAAACATTATCAATTTCATGTGTTTTTTCAAATAATTCATCAACTTTATCTTTTATTTTAATAATGTCTATAGCAGGATTTGGTTTGGGAATATAAGAAGAGTATAGCATATTTTTGTATGCATTGAAATAGTAGTCATATTCTCTTCTAAGATCTGCAAACTTTTTATTTGTTGATGGATCTGAAATGTTATTTGTATAATTTTTTAATTTATAAAAACTAGTTCCAGAACTTTTAATGGATTTTTTATTTAAATAAACAACACCAGAAAGAGTTTTTTTACCATCTATAAAATAGTTTTTATAAAGATCGGTATGTACAAATCCACTATTTAATGATGAATTTTTAAAAGGAGAAAAAATATATGTTTTATGAAATGAAGTTTCCAAATCATAATTGAATACATCAACACTAGTTTTATTTTTTAATAAAACTGAAAAAGATGTGAAAATATCAGAGTTATTATCTAATATTGAAGTTCTTTTTCCTGGCCAATTAGAACCTACCTCAGAAGAAAATTTTTGTGATAAGGCATAATTTACAACACTATCTGGATCTGAATAAAAATTATCTATAACAATAACATCATTCATAAATTAGTTTCTTGTTTTGCAAGAAGATATTCTTTAACCAAACCAGATCTTACAATATCATTAACATCAAACTCAACAAGATCGACAGAAGGCATAGTTTGCAGTATTTTTATAAAATCAAAGATACCATTCTTATCATTAGTCTTTGTTAAATCAGACTGAGTGGCATCACCACAAAACATAATTTTAGAGTTTTCACCGATTCGTGTAATTATACTATCAAGTTCGTGGAAAGTTAGATTTTGAAATTCATCAACAATAATAATTGCATTATCGAGAGTAGTTCCACGAAGAAAAGAAGTGCTCCAAAACTTAATCGTTTCTTGTGACTTCAAATTACCGTAAAGCATTTCAAAATCTGCATCACTGGGCATTTGAAACATATACTTCACCATATTTTTATATGGAATTTGATAAATGTCTGCTTTATCTTCATGAGTACCAGGTAAAAAACCAATTTCCCTGGTTGCAACTAACGATCTAACCAAATAAATTTTTTCAAAAGGACTATTTTCATCTAATACATCTTTAAGTGCATTATAAAGAGTAATAAACGTTTTACCAGTTCCAGCACAACCATAGGCAACTAGATGTTTATCTTCTTTATATGAATCAAAATAAGTTTTTTGATTATCAGTAATAGGTTCAATATCAATAAGATATTCTAACCCTAATGGTTTTCTACGCTTCATCTGCTTTACAGTGAGTCCAACCCCAATAGGTTGCTCTGCAGATCCTCTTTTTCTTCTTGCCATACTAGAATACTAAATCTTTTTTACGTTTGCGCCAGGCATAGATGCTGCTCTTCCAAGGACATCATTCCATCCTGGATTTTTAGCAACTAATTTACTCTGCCATTCACCAACTTCACCAAATCCTGGTGCGTTGTATGGAGTATAGTATCTTTCCCATTCTGGGTTGTCTTCTCTCCACTGATCCCATTCGTGAACACTCATCTTCACTTCTTTGGTTTCACCAGTTTCTTTATGTTTTACAGGATAAGTTGCCATTCTTTATAATTTCAATACGAAAATATTTATACCCATTCAAGTGCTTCAGCAACTGTTGGAAACTGTTCAATAAAAATCTTCTTACATCCATTTGCTACATCCATGTGCTCTTTCTGAGTGCCGTTTGCAGACCTCAGAGTTATATAATGGATCCATGACCTGCATGATCCTGACATGTAGATTTTTGTTGGTACGCAGAGTGGAAGCACATTTCTTGCACATTCCTTTGCGACACCACGTCCAAGCATTTGCTTGTACAAAGCCATGGAAGAATCAAAGAGAGTTTGCATCTGAAGTTGCAGAGTCTGAACATCAAAAGGATCCAAATCATCAATAGAATTTTGGCGATTCTTCGTGTCTTGCCTACGAAGTTCTGGTAGTGGAATCTTATCAAAACCTAACAGAGATGAATCAGCGTACCGCTGGGAAAACTCTTGATATGTGAACGAACGGTGACGCAAAATTTGAGCTGCGATTGCCCTGGTAGTTTCAATCTCCAGAGTCATGAAACTTTGCTCAAATACACTCCAGTGATTATGTTTAATACAATATTTCAAAAGTCCTGCATATTTTTCGTTTTCTTGATTTGCAGGATTAGAAACTCTGGCAACATATGCCATAGTTTCTTCTGCATCTGGAGTTACACTAATCAGTTTTACGGTCATTTACCAAATCCTTTGTAATTTTGTTTTTCAATTTCGGAAATTTGTTCTTTAAGATTGGAAAGTTCTTTTTTCATTTCTACAATCCTTTCTTCATCATAAAGATGATCTTGCTTGATAAGTCTTTCAAGCAATTTTACAAGACGTTTAGCTCTTGTCGTATCAGTCATCATCATCCTCAAAGATTTCATCGTAATCTAGTTCTTTTCTTTTTGAAGTAGATTCTGGATATTTATATGCTTCCACATCAGATAGAACTTCAGCTTTTAGAGAATCAACCAATAATTCCAAATTACGAACTATTAGTTTTAACCTTTCTTTGTCCATAAATTATTTTCATTATTATAGAGTATAGCACAAAAAAAGAGGGTGATCAACCCTCAGTGTCTAATAGAATTCTGCAGATTCGCTTACATGTAGCTTGGTCTTCGTCGCATTCAATTAAGCAGTCAAAGTAATCGTTTACCAGATCTAATTCCTCATTACATCGGTTTAGCGTACTCTCAAAATGATTCCATTCTGCTAATTGGTTGCGAGAAATGAGATTATGCATCACACCTCCAACGCAATTTTAACATTAATTTAGAAAATCATAATAAAGAAAAAATTTCAGAACATAAGCAGAACCTTAATTCTATTCTATGTAGTAATGTTTTGGTATCTTAATATACTATTGTAACTTTTTAATGTAAGTACAAAAAAAGAGAGGTTTCTTAACCTCTCTTATGTAAAAGTGTTAACTTTCCGTAAACTAAACCAAGAAATGCAATACTAAAAATAGAACCTAATGATACTACTTATAATGCTTGCATAATTGCCTCACTTATTATAAGTGTGACCGCGATAGCAGAAAGTACCATGTACTTCATCAGCACCTTGCTTACACTCATACTTGACACCACGATAAGTGGTCATTGCGATTTGAGCGTCGTGCAGTGCTGCTGCTTTTTTAATTTGCTTTTTAATGAGATTGAGGGTGTTCATTGTAGGTCTCCTAAAAGAATGGGTGAAAATTAACCTTCTCAGCTTTCGCTGGATCCGTTTTTTCCCGTTCCTTCAGTCGTTTGCGTCCCAGTAGAATTCACATTCAGGTACAGATTCCTTTACGGTCTCTACCAATTCTACCACCACTTGTGGAGGTAGTTCTGATCTATTTTTTGTGATCCTGAACAATAATGCATCAGCATCAGTACAAGTTATACTTGAATATAAAAGTAATTCTAGCATGGGATGAACGCTCCGTTCCGCGACTTACTTGCGTCCTATGTATACACTCCGTTACATTCACCTGGTACTTTTGATTTGAGGTAAGCGATTAGACTCAACTTCGACCGAAGGTCAAGGTTTGGATCTAATCGGATTTCCGTAGATCGTTGTAACCACCTTTCACAAGACATGTGCCAATCGTAAGGATTAGCGTCATTATGATGGGCAAGGGTGAATGCCAGCAGTAGTGCTAACATTGGATGAACGTACTAGAGTATTATAACTCCTATGTACTATGTAGTCAAGTAGTTATGTAACTTATGATACAATTTTAAAAAACCTTACAGGTTAAAAATTTTGGCGAATTTTTTTCGGGGTTATTGGGAAATCACTTTCGCTTTTTCTTTTCGGTGGGTGCTTTATACCCCCAGAGTTTTGGATTCACTGTACCATAACCAAAATCAATTTTCTGTATTGATCCTTTACCATACTTATCATAATACATATCAAACAACTTAGATATTTTACTACATCTAGTAAGATCCATATACTCAATACCATCAACGATATACCAAATTAATCTGGCATCATTTGGCCAAGATGGATCTTTAACTTGTTCTAAAGTTGCTTTCTCAACCAAAATACTACAACCATATCTAGCTGTGGAATTTTCTTTTTCTTCGTTACTCCATTCCACAGATGATCCTCCAGTTTCCTTAGATTTTACTTCATCATAAGTCTCATTCATGAGCGATTTCCCCATTTAATATCAGGATACGCAGTAGAAACAATATCTTTAGTGATATTGTACTTGGTTTGCAGTTTTTTATCTTTAATTAAGATTAAAATTTCTGCTTCCAAAGGATGTAAACCCCTAAGCATATCAATGAAAAGAGTTTCTCTCCTCATAGAATTCATACCAGGATTTCCACCACGAAGAAAATTATAAAACTTACGAAATTCTTTACGAATGGTAGTTTGCCCCTGATCATTCATGCCAAGTGAGTTACTACCAAGTTCTTCCATTTTTTTAACTGCATCACCAATTTTGCCACTCATATCACCACTAAAAGCATTTTGTTCACCATTAGTAGCATAAGGAACAGGTCCTTCTGGAAGAAGACTGATTACACTCTCATCAAAATTCCAAATAAAAACTGCTTTAAGAGAATTATCTCCGTATTTTTGAAGAACCTCAACTTTTTTTGCTTTACTACGCTGTTTGGAAGCTAATTGTAAAACTTCAAAAGCAAAAGGATTTTTTGCAAGATCTGGAATAGGTTTAGATGCTGCTTTTTTCCTAGTCGTCGTCTTCTTCTGATTGGTTGTCGTCATAATAGTTTTCAAAATTAAATGCAATTACCTCATCGGGTATTAGGTTCCCGTTACCATCAAACATTTCGGGATGAGGTCTTGGTACTTCCCGATAATTCATCATGTATTCTCTCGCGGTCCACCCAACAACAGTTCCTAGTATAAGAAACAAAATAGTCAAAAATGATCCAAAAACTAAACTTACTGCTAACATTGTTCTTACCTCTTAGGAAACTATTTTTCTTTTTTCTTTATATTTAAAGAAAATTCAAAATAAAGATTAATTTCCCTTCTACGAAAATTTAATACTTTATTTGTAATAAAGTGTATAACGTTGGGTTTTTTCTTTTTGCCTCCGCGTAAAACAAATTCAACTCCTCGGTTAATAGGAATCTTAGAATTATTTATATTGTTATTAGACAAATTGTTTTTCTTTTAAAAATTTAATTGTATCTGTACATCCACCCAAGTATTCATCTTCATAAATTACTTGAGGAAAAGTTGATTCACTTCCAAATTTAGAAATAAAATCATCCCTGGTAAAATCTTTTCCCAGAGTAAGTTCCTCATAAGAGTTACCTGTTAATTCTATCACTTGTTTAACTTTATAGCAATACTTACAATTTTTTCTAGTAAAAATTTTAAACAAAATTAAATTCCTCCTTTTCTATACTCCATCCTCATGCCAACATTCATTGTAACCATTTTTTTGATCATCATATGGGTATGACATAAGATCTTTTTTAGGCCATTTTAAATCAATACCTTTTTTAGGGAAAGATTTAAATAACCTTTTTGATAGATTAGTGCTAATCTCATGAGATTCATCCCATTGTTGACAATTATCATATAGATACTTATCTTGTTGGATTAGCATTATCTTGACACGATCATCAAAATTAGAACAATAATGTGCTCCAATATAAGTTTCAGATCTAGTAAAATATGGATAATATTTCCACAGATCATTCTTTGATATTTTTACCAGATCTGTAATGTTATATGTTTTTAATGGTATATCAAATAATTTATATAAATCTTCAGTTTTTCCCCAGAAAAGATGATCTCTGGGGTGGAATAGAAGATGTGGATATAATCCTGGTACAAATATACGATCTTTCTCTCTGTTCTCTATAAAAAATTCATACATATTGAGCATACTCTTATGATCATATAACTGATCGGTACGCATTTTTATAGAATACTCTGTTGTAGATTTTTTTATACCACTGAAAGAGGAGAAAATTTGAAGATTGACATTATCATCTCCAGTATTTGTAGGTTTTTTGTTCGGTACTAATACAATTCTATCTACATTTTTATCAATAATATCTCTGAGGGATGATAAATCATCATCATCCCAACAGGATAAAATTATATTATTAACGAAAGGAATATTTAAATAACTTTCTATTACATCATTGGTAAATTCATCATATTTTCCTTGCAGAATAATATCATGTTTTTCATACTCATTATTATTCCGCATGACTACTTTTTTTCGCGTTCAATATCATAGTGCTTCAAATTATCAACAATAAGATTATGATAATACGGAGTAAGATTATAGTTATCAATCAAATCTAGAAAAATTTCTTTAGATTCTTCAACTTTACCCCAGTACCAACCAGAAGATGCTTTTTCAAAAAGTAAACCAAGTCTTCCAGGATATTCAACATCATGTGTTGTTTTCGGAGAATCAAAATCAGATAAAGTCAAACCCTGGCAGGCAAATTGATAACAGTGACTCCACTGCGATCTTTTCTCATGGAATCTTGCAAGCAAAAAGTATGCTTCTGGTCTAGTTGGTTTTATACATAACGCTTGCTGCAGTAATGATTCTGCTGTACCATCTCTTGTTCCTTGTTTATCATAACAATGATGGCACTTAATTATTGCTTCATATTGCATATCTTCACTTTCAAACCTTTCAGCGGCTCTCAAGAAATATGAAAGTGCTGGTGCAGTGTGCCCTTCTTTTTCATACCATATTCCAAGGTTGTAATTTTTTTGTGCATCCTCACAATCTAAAGAATATTCATACAATAACTGCTCTAACTCAGTCCTTTCCCTTCCAATACTTTTTTTTTCTTCTACAATTTCAGTATCTTTTTCGGAAGTTACAGAAAGCAGTGCGCCAAGTGAAACATTGTTATTTTTCCACCAATCTGTGACAAATTTATATGTTTCAACATGATGTGCTTTGTTTTTATCAGATAATCCCTCTTTCCCATAAAAAGTAGAAGGATGATTTTGATCTTCAACAAAAAGATTTATAGAATAAACTTTACCAAGTCCATAGAAAATTACATTTTCTGGCATTGGATAAAAATTGGAGTTTGGAATATTTAAAGTATAAGTATTATTATCAAAATAATGATCAATTATTTTTTTAGCATACCCTCTGGTTAAAATATATGCGGTTACAGACCAATCATACATTGATCTATCACGCAATCTCACTTCTTCCTGACCATCTCGTACACAGCAGAGTTGAACACATTCAGCATCTTCTGGAAGACTTTGAATAAATTCTGTCCAAGAAAAATTCCAATCATTAACAGTCTCAAGGCTTAGATCATCTTCACAAAAGAATGCATACTCTTCATCAGTTTCATCATACCACTTTTTAATCATCTTGATATGAGATACTACACATCCCTTTGTACCATCATCAAGTATATGTAACTGCTCTCCTTCTAATTTATCATCAGATTCAGAAAATCTCTTGGAAATTACACCAACAGTTTTTTCTACACCACAACTAAAAAATTGTTTATTAAGTTTATTTCTCCGTTCAACACTTTCCTCTAAACTTATATAGTAAACGCTAGGAAAGTTTACAAATTTTATTTTGTTTGGTATCTCTTTACTTTGATTCAATTTAAATGCCATTTCTTTCCATTTATTAAGGACAATATTGTGTGAATTATGATGGTGAACATTTACATTATCATCTTCACCGTCAATTTGATATGATGCTTTAAAGGAAATATCTTCTAAAAAGAGAGGAATTACATAAACTTCATCACTCAATCCAAAGATAATAGTTTCAATAACTGGTACAATAGCCCAGTCTGGTCTGTATTCTACATCGTGACATTTGGAATCAAGATGGAATACATCATCATAATAATATGTATCAATCAATTTTTGTGCATATTTTCTACTAATTAAGTATGCACATCCAGACCAATCACTCCATTCTCTAGTTTTAAATTTAATATCTAAACCATACTCATATTCTCTAAGTAAACAAAGTTGAACACATTCCCATTGTGGAGGTAAAGAGTTAAAAAACTCTTCCCATGTAAAGTCCCAATATTTTACAGATTCTAAGGAGATATCATCTTCACAGAAAAAAGCATATTCCTCTTCAGTGTCATTCAACCATTCTTTAATGGCCTTTAAATGAGAAGTTACTGGACCTCTACTACCAATACTTAATCGATGTAAGTACCCACTTTGAATTTGATGCTCACTATCATCATATTTTTTAAATATATGAGGAGTTATATGATCTTCTAGTATACCATACTCTGAAAATATTTTATATAAATTTTCTCTCCTCTCTTCAGAATGTTCAACACTAATAAAATTAACTGGTGGAAGATTTTTTAATTTATTTTTATCCAGTTGATGTTGGTTATTATCAATAGATGCTGTGTAATAACGACCACCTTCAGAAGAAACTATCCATTTAGTTTCACACTTAACGTATGCTCCAGATACTTCATCCACTTTAGCACGGTTAATCTGATTGTGTTTCATTGCTAAAACGTAATCAGTTTGCCATTCTAAATCATCACCACTATAACAACCAGAAAGATTTGCTCTTATAATATCTCTTATTTCTCTTTGCTCATAGGTTGAACGAAAGTTTTCAAATCGTTTATTGTCTGGATGAGGCATGTGAATTAGATGATAATCAAAATCTAATTTCTTGTGCTCTAATCCATAAATCTCTAATCTTTTATAAATCTCATCATCTTCAAATGAGTAAAAATCTGAAAACGATTCGTTATATCCACCAATATTAATAAAATGTTCCTTTGAAACAAAAAGAAGACCTGTCAAATACCTATAGTATGAACTATAAGAATTGTAATAATCTTGTATTTGCTCAACACTCATCTTCATTTTATCAAATTTATGAAGACCACTCTCTTCATCATAAAATTCTGGACTTTTTATAGAAGATTTTCCACTAACAAATGAATTTTCATCAATCTTATATTTGTTGAAAAAGGAATAATATGGACTCATTATATAATCACAATCAACCTTAAGTATGTAATCTCCAGTCGCTTGTTGAGCAGCCAAGTTTAATGGTTGTGGTTGATTAAAATACTCAACATCATCTACACGAATGATTTTAATCCTTTCGTCCAGTTGAGTTAGATTTTTTAATGGTTTGTCAGATTTCCAATCAACAATAATAATTTCTGATATTTCTGAGTAATTTAACCAAGAATTTAATGAAACTCTTAATGCTTCATTTCTATTTTTACAAGCACATATTAATGAAATCTTCATTCAGACAACTCTCTCCTATAATAATTACAATTATCTGTACAGATACCTTTTGTTGATAATATTCTATCGTATCTTTCTTCGTATTTATTGTAATAAGAAATGGACTCTGGTAGAACAATGATTGAGTTATTATATGGTATTTGTCCTACTAATACCCACCCAATACCCCTACTGGTTAAAGCATACCTATCATTTTCATGATAGAAGTAATGTAAATTCATGACCGTAGAAGAGCAGAACTCTAAGGATTCACGATCTTTACAGTGAATCCAGAGTCTTTCTCTATGCTTATAAAGCCACCCAAGTTTCAATGGATATTGAGGTTTATCATGTCCAAGAAAAAGTTGTTTATCTTTCGATCTCAAATCAATTTCTACGTCATATCCCATCGATAAGGCTTCATCAATGTAATCTGGACTATTTTCCCTTTCAGGATTAGGACCATCTACATTTCCCCTATGAGCAATGATAATCATATCAAAACTCTAAAACCCATTCTGGAAGAGATCCACCACCAGTTTCATATCCCCACTTATCAATAGCAGCACGGAATTCCTCTCCAGGATTCTTATCAATCGCTTGTCGCATTGCTAAAGCACCAGAGAGAGTGCCACCAGGGTGTCCATGAACTGCACCACCACAGTTTGCTAGGAAATCAGTTCCAAACTTCTCAGCAGTAGTGTTGACGATACCTGGATGCATACCACAACTGAGTGCTGGTAGGACATTTCTATGATGCAAAGTATCCATCACGGTATGCAGTTCTGCTTCATCATCACTCAAATATCCACCCCACATACCAGCATGGATAGTATCAACACCACAGAGACCTGCAAGGTCACAAAGAACACTCCAATCGATACCAAAGTTATGACGCTTATCAGTCAGAATCTTATCTCCACTCTTCTGATAATGAACAAACATTGGAAGATCCATCTTCCTCACGGAATTGTAAACACCAAGTCCACTCCAGAAATTAATGTGAATACCATTACCACCATTATTTGCAACAAACTTTGCACGATCAAGGATAGTATGGTGATCACCATTAATGCAGAAACAGTAAATTACTCCCCTACCACATTCATTAACAAGATTTGAAATAAGTTCTACACGATCTTCAAGACGGCAAAAAGATGGATTGGAAAGAATCTCATCTTCTTTAATAAAATCTACTCCACCATCGAGAAGTTCTTTAACCATCTCCGAAAGAGTTTGTGGAGAGATTCCAGTTTTTGGTTTAACAATAGCACCAGAAAGTGGTTTATCGTAACGATTAACAAACCTACGGATACCATCAATACCATACTTAGGTCCCAAAAACTGTGCTTCAACATCAGCAGGAAAATCAAGTTTTCTGAGTCTACATGTTTTGAAGACATCAATATCAAGTTGTCCACCCATTAACTGACACATCAGATGAGAAATACCATCACCTTCCCAATCAGTATTCACTTTAGGGAAACCAATCTTTACTTCACCAGAAGTCATGTTAGTTAATTTTTCTTCATCGTCGTAAATGACGCATGATGCAAGTTCAAAAAGATCATCACTTTCCCAACGATTACGAACTTTTGGATTACCCACACTTTGTCCAATTGCAAGTGCCCAAGCAGCATCTCGCAAGTTGCCTATATTTTCATATGTTTCGATGTAAAATGTAGCAACAACACAACGATTTTTTTCTTGTTCTGTTAATTCTCTAAAAAATTTCATACTTTAACCTCATTTTTTATAAAAACCAATATCTCATCACCAGCAAATCCATATGTTTTATTAGAACCATATGTCTTTACTTGAGTAATATTACAATAATACTTATCATTATTATATTGTTCAAGAAAATTTGCATATGATTGGATTGCGTAGTCAACGTCTTCAACTATAAGAATTCCTCCAGGATTTAAATACTTATGAACATTTGAAATTACTTTTACCTGATCCCAAAACTCATGGCTGGCATCGTCTATAATAATATCAAATTTAGTACCTGTTTTTTCAAATGCTTCAAGAATTGATTGTTCATCCCTAACATTTATATAATCATAATGAACGTTATGAAGATTATCATTTTTAGCAAGTTGGACAAAATCATATTGATAGCGAGTTTCTGTACAGTGTTCCAATTTACAATCCCAACCATATAGAGTAGCCTGCGAAAAATACTCTCTCCACATCTTCATAGATGCATTTTTATATATACCAATCTCACCAAACACAATGTCTTTATGTCTAAGATTAGAAAATAAAAAATTATAAAAAGGAGTATAGGAATGACGCCCCATTTCATATACTAATGAAGATTTGTCTGTTTTATATTTTTCACCAATATGACATAAATCAGTTGGAGATGTGAAACTATTGTAAAGTACTTGATTGAATTTCATAATTTAACCTCAAATTTGTCTGATGGTATAGATGGTGTTTTTACACATACTACTGTGCAGTCTTCCAAAAACACTGGATCTGCAACTTCATATCTATCTAGTACGAATACATCACCACTGTTTATTTCTTTATTTTGAATTATCATTTTTCCAGAAACTAGAACATTATATTCTATACCCTTTTTATGATAATGTGCAGGCCACTCTTCACCCTTTTTATGATTTAAAACTGCCACTTCAAAATCTTTTGTTCTAAAAATAGAGGGTTCAAAATCACCAATGATCCACCCTCTAGTGTAATCGGAAAGTTTAGTAATTTTCATATTTCATAAGAAAGGAATCTAAATCTTCTGGAACCCCAACTGGATTATGTTGCCAATTTGGAATATGATGAATACCAACTTTTAACTCCTTCTTTATCATATGATTGTAAGAAGGTCCAACATAAAATTCACCATTAGGTGCTCTATCATCACATTCTATCATACTCTCAGTACTTTGTACAAAGTACTTACCCTTTCTCCAGTAATGAATACCATTTAAAGAAATGTCACTCAATACCTCCTTTTCTTTTATCAATTTAACAAAACCATTTTTATCAATTTTAGCATAACTATTTTTAGGAGTAGTTGTGCTATAAGTTACAACAACACCATCATACTTATAATATCTAGCAGTTGTCAAGAAAAGATCAGAATCCCACCACATAATTTGATCACAATTGGCAATAACAAGTTCATCCTCATTATTAATATAATCTTTAAATAAAAGACAACTAGATGCAGGACCTTCGGTTGTTTCTTCTACACTGATTATTTTTGCATCGGGAAGAATGTTGTGAAGTAATGTGCAAACCTGATCATAATAACTATCCTTTCTGATTACAAAATGATATGTACCATTCATACCAAGAGACTCAATAGCTCTTTGTATCATTGGAACACCGTGTATATCAATTAAAGGTTTTGGTATTTTGTAAGTATCTCTAGGAAATCTAGTTCCTTCACCCGCCATTGGTATTAAAATGTTCATTCACTTTACCTCAATAAACTTATTGTATCTCTTTTTTCTAGCAAATCCAATTCCCCAATCTTGAGGACATGCATTTTCAATAACATCCCATCTAGTTTTGTCCAAATTATTAATAAATTTATTTGGACCTGGATGACACGTTGTGTCATGTAAACCAACTATTCCATTCGGTGCTAACAATTTAGTATATTCCCAATCAGTCAATACTTGATTAATACTATGCCATCCATCAATAAAAATGAAATCAAATTTTTTAATTCCCCAAAACTGGTCAAACATACCAACATTTTCATCAATATATGAACTATTGTTCTGAATGGTATGAATGTTATTATCTGGATCCCTTATAAAAGACCTATCTTCAAGATCAAGACCAACGTATATAGTCTCATGTCTTTTATTTGAAGTTAATACATGAACAAATGATTCTTCATCATTTCTAGCAATACCAATCTCAAGAATTGCTTTAGCATGATCTTTTACTTTTAAAAATTGTTCTAAAAGATTTGATCTATTACATTCAGTTACTTCTTTACAATTATCAGATCTTACATAATTTTTAAAAAAATCATTTTGCTCATAATCTAAATCATCATATTCAGTAAAAGTTCTGATATCACAAACAAGATCTTTTTTCCATTTCATAATACTTCTCCAGGTTTTAGTTTAAAATAGTCAGGAAGATTAGTAAACCATTTATATTCCTCTCCCAATTTTTGTTCCAACAATTGTTTTATTTCTTCTGTTTCTTTTTCCCAACTTGTTTTTCTTTCCTTAAAATTAAGTTTAGGATGGTTTTTAGGGACTCCCCAATAATTTCTAATCTCTTCTTGAACTTTAATATCACCCAAAGACTCATACTTGGTGAATAAAAATTCATATTCACTATTGGGATTTTCAACATAACCCGTTAAGTGAGATTTATATTGAACCGCATCATAAGGATTTAGTAAGTATTCTTTAAGGGTTATTGTATTACCAACCTTAAAATAAGTTGGATCGCCACAACACCATTCTCTCCAATGAACCCATGTTTCACTAGGAAATCCTCTGCGGAAGGAAGCTAAAATATAGTCATAAGGATTACACATTAAATAATGAATTTTATGTCCATTCTTATATTTTATATAATTATTAGAATATTCTATAGGCAATCCTTCTTTTTTAAATCTACTATGAACGCTATAAGTTGATCCATCTAATGTTGGTCCTTTTCCCAACCATCGTAATAAGTAATGTGTTGCAGTATTTCCTGGAGTTATTAATATGTTCATTTAGTTAATAATTTATAATTTTTTTCACAATTTGTTTTGTTGTTAAATTGTTTTTTAGATGGGAAAAAAGATATTCATTTAAAGAATTATATTCTGGATGAATTTCTCCTTTTCTAGCATATTTATTAACCTCTCTGAATATCTCTTTAGGATAATCTAACATCACAAATGCAGGACATTCATCAATATCTGGAAAATATGGTACACACTTATTGGCAAGTATTTCAAGATGCCTCATACAATTCCATTGACTTTTTTTCCAAGTTATTCCATAATAAGATATTGCATAATCCCTATAATATGATTCTTCAGTAGTATAAACATACGTTTCTTTTTTTCCAGGAATTATGTCAGCAAATACTTTTTCTTTTTTAGGAGTATGTTTAATTAGTTGTGACTCAGGTATACCAAAACTTATGGGATTTCCTGCTCCTATATTTTCTAATTGACTCTTCCATATTATTCCATAAGGAAATATTCCAAAAGCGTGAGAATAATTCCAAGAATTATCTGATCCATCAATAAAATGAACTTTATCTTTAGAATAGTATTTTCTAACAATATCAAGATAATCTAAACATCTCCTATTTGGAAATGACTCATGTGTGTATACACATCCGTATATAATAATATCATAAAACTTAGAACGTATTTTTTCAACTATTATTTCTGGAGATTCTACGTTTGGAACATAATCAAGTTTTCCAAACATAGTAAATCCTTTTCCATATAATTTAGATAGATCAGAACTATTTTTAATCATATAAGAAGGATAATGAGTCTCATATACATCAAATCCACTATCAATTAATCCATGATAAACAGTATCTGCCTGATATTCTGGGTATGCAAAGTTATAGACGTATAAAATTTTCATTAGTAAACGTGAGTTTCTGCGGAATAATGTTCACCATACCAGTATCTCCTAAAATCTTTTTTGTTATTGATAATAACATTGAAAGGAAATCTATTAAGTTCTATTTGCATACTGTTCAAATAATCACGAAGAATAGATTCTGGATGATAATCAATGGTACCCATATTAGTGAGATTATTATATAAATCAGAATATATGTCCATCAATTGTGATGTACCTAATGCAAATTGATCATTAACTCCACCACACCAATCTTCACCTTTTGGAATATTAATACAATCTGGTAACTTTTTCAAATCCAATTCTTTACCTTCAAAATCACTATCAAATCTCATCCGTATAACTCTATCAAAAACAATATTGTTTTCATTCTCATAATCTTTTTTTAATTGATTACTTTTCCAAATAGAGTACAACATACTTATGTAACCAATATCATGCCTTGGTTTAATACATGTATCTGGTATAAAGGGATTGGTATCTAAACAATCATATATTTTTTGAAAATGATGTTTTTTACTTTCATAATCTTCAATGAGTAAAGTCTCATACTTGTATTGATTTTGATCAATAATACCAAGATCAGTTTCTACAATGTTTTGTTTTTCCTTTAACTCTAAACCCTGTATCGTTGTCGTAAAATCTTCACGATCATATATCTTCCAAGTATGAATAAAAAGTTTTAGATCTTCATAATTTTTAGTTATATTCTCAATACTACGAACAGCAAATTCTGGATACCTGACAGCACCAGAAATACATATAGCGATTTTCATTATTCAAAAATGTAATTTTTAACGACTTGCTTGGGAACTCTCAACAAATATGCAGCATTATCCTGGAATCCAAATGTCATCAAGTAATCATCACCGTACTCACACATTCCAACTGCAAATTCAATAGAACCACCTAAGAAAGAAAATCTTTTTGATACTTTAGTAATCTTCCAGTCTTTATCCCATACAACAAATCTATGCCTGTATGTTCCATCCTTTCTTCCTGCAGGACTTTGATATAGGAATGTCTCATGATTCAAACAGAAACGTCTTTGATCATCCAATTTTAAAACTTGCGATCCACCACGCAAATCAATACATCCCAAATCCTGCCATTCTGAGAGAGCAACTCTTTCAGTTTTATTTGTTTCCATATTATACTTAACTACTTCCGTTCCATTAGTCCACTTAATAAAATGAAACGGCATGTCTAGGACAGGCATCCAGTTTTTTTCACAATAAGAAGTCTTGTCACCCTGATCGTCACCAGGAACTGGAATTCTATATTGTTTTAATTCTTTAACACCATTTTCAGTAAACTCAATCTCAGACAACTCCATGCGTCCTTGACCATTATAAGTGGTATCTCTTCTTACACCACAAATATAAAGTTTACCATCCCACCTCATAATCCGAGCATCTTCCAATCCAACAAATTCCCATAATTCTTTATCAGGAAAATCTGAAGTATCAATATGATGATAATATTTAATAGACATATCATCTGTCATTTCACACATAATATTTTTAGTGCGAAGACGTAAATCGTTTTCTGGATGAATATAAACTAATGGTCCCCAATGATGTTCATACTTATTCAATTCAGAATGATACAATGTATAATTAATATTTCTAAGATTTACAATGATTTTTCCATTATCATTATAAATTGATGGGTTAGTTAGTGCTGGTCCTTTAAGATCTTCTGAAGGAATAATCAGTGGGTGTATAGATCCACCATTTTCTAAGGCAATCTTTACAAAATTTTCTTCACTCATATTATTAAATCAACTGTTGATATTTATTTTGGAGTTATAAACTCTATTCTAGCACATTAATATGGAATTGGGCACCAATAAACTTTATTTGAACTAGATCCTATGAAATATATATTTCTCCCACGAACGTGAATTCCTCTGAGAGTAGTTTCTTGTTGCGTTACCTTAAAAGATTGCATAAATGTTAAACTAACTCCAGTTAATCTCCAGGGGACACTAGTCTTATATTGTTGTATTTCATCAGTGCTATGTCCAGCCGTAAATAAGTATCGTCCATCTTCAGACCATGCAATACCATTTGTACTGCCTTCAACATTAGCATTATCATCTAATGCAATGCTTGAACCATCATAATTATAAGTAGTATCACCTTCTATTGTTCTTAGTCCATACCACGGAGGATCAACCGTATACTGATATGCAATATTATTATCAATAGCCCACAACTTTGTTCCATCGTAACTATAACGGCAACCAAGTGGAGTATCAGCACTCTGATTATTTGTAAACAAAGATGCTGCTATTAATCCATATCTTTCATTACCAACATGTGTAGATTCTTTTCCAGCATATTTCATTCTAAAAATTCTATCATAGTCACCAGTTGTATAAAGGTCACCAACCCATAAAATATCATCAGATTGCCATCTAACACACGCTATGGTATAAGCATAGTAAGAATTATTCCCAGAACTTTGTCTGTAATGATTCAGATCATACTTAGCATAATTAGAGCCCATACTAGTAATATCATAAGGTGTTGATAATTCACCAATATAAATTCCATCCATTCCATAACCACACCAGGCAATTACTGTACCATCAGAATTGAAATCAAATCCAGTTGGATTTGAATCAACTGCACTTGTTGTTCCAAGATGAGTTAAAGTACTACTAATATCATAAGCAGTACTTAAACTAAATCTATCAAATACATCTCCCGTCATTCCAAGAACTAATAGATTAGATCCACTATTATAAAACTGAAAATCATATGGACCTGTCTCCCAAGTCCCAAGATCAACACTATTACCCTCAGTAACAGTTGATGACACATCCCATGCAGTTGAAACTGAGAATTCAAATAAATCATTATATCCATCACACAAAATCCAAAACTTTGTGCCGTCAGGTTTCCATCTTATAGATCTAGCAGTTCTATTCAGTGGACTTGTTGACATAGTGTAATAAGTTACACCCCCTGCTGTACTTATATCGTATGCAGTAGACAAAGTACGTTGAGCTACTCTATCATTCGGGGCAACAAAATAAACTTTAGTTCCATCATTATTAAATTCAAATGAGTATGTAGAAGCATCTGATACTCCAGTTGCAGTTGCTAAATTATCATATTTTTTATATGGAATGGCACCGTAAGATATTGTTGATAAATCCCACGGAGTTGACATATTAAATAAAATTATACCATCTTTATCATGTCCACACAGAATCAAATATTGACCATCAGGTGAAATATCAAACCCATATGAATTACCTTCATATTGTACATGAGACCATTCACGAACATATGATGCTGAACTTGGATCGAAAGGTGTTGATAATGAATATTGTCTAATGTAATCTGAACTAGTAGCCAAGAACATTTTAGTTCCATCGGGGCTAACGTGAACATCATACCAAGCTGTTCGACCAGTAACAACTGGATTGAAATATCTATTCACAGTAACTGCGGAAAGAGATGAAGATGCTAGATCTGCACTAACCTTTTTCCGAAGATATTCATTTTGACTTACCATACCACTAGGAATTGCGGCTTTCCTTACCGTTCCAGTCAATAAACTGCTACTATTAATAGACATTAGTAGATTTCCTCGTATCCGATAGTTACTTCAAGAATTGAGCTACTACTTGCTTGTACTTTTATAGAATGCCCCTCTAAAAGATATAAATATGAATCTTTATCTAAAATAATTTGTGTAGATGAAGTAGGAACATATATTCTATATGCAAGATAACGATCATTTGATCCATCGTTTATAGAAACAGATATCCATGCATCCGTTCCAGTAGAAATATTTGCAGCGTAAATTGAATTTATTTTAAATACTTTATCTGAGGATGCACTATTCGTCAAAATAGATGATAATGATGTAGTAACAGATCCTGAAACATGCTTACCCAATATAACGAGTCCAGATTTTGTTAAACTTGGATTTGCCATTTACTGATTTACTCCTATCTTCATTTAAAACTAATAACCCACTACTTACTATGTATAATTATCACAGTCCAAATTCATCTTTATAGTAATTATAATTATTTAGAACTTCGTTAGCAGACAATGCTTTAGTATATACTAAAAATTTAGATCCCTTCATTTGAGTAGGAAAGGCATCACCACTAGTTTTAGCAACCGTAAAATCAGCTGCAGTTCCAAATGAATTAGTATTTGTCGAACCAGTCGATATAAGCGATCCATTTATATAAAGTCTAATTGCATTATCACCATCAGCATCCCACGTGAACACTATTTGACGCCAAGAATTCCAGTGCGAACCAAGATTATAAACAATATCAGTAGTAGTTGTTGTTTCTAATCTAGCTTCCATTTTATATACATTAGAACCAAGAAGCAATAACATATAAAAACCAAAGTTATTACTTCCAGTATCACGCGCCCCAAAAATATGTCTATAAGCTGAATCAGTATCATCAATATTCACCCACGCTTCGATTGAGATGGGATTATGACCACTGTTGAAATCTGAAAGAGATACATTTGCATATTCACTACTAGTTCCATCAAATTGGAAATAACCACCAGATCCACTCGTATGTGTAGGCGATCCATTTAATGTCATATCGTTGCCTTGTCCACTTATATCAGTCCAAGTAGTGCCACTTCCACTGTATGAAGCACTATCAGCAGCATCGACATGAAATATTAAACCATCAGTAATAACACCAGGTGCGGTGTAAATATCATCATAAACGACAATAACATGAGTGTTATAACCACTAACTTTTATACTCTCTCCTTCTTGAAGATAGAAGTATCTAGACCTGTTTAAAATAATTTGCGTACTTTCAGGTGGTACTTGTACGTTTTTTGCAATATAACGATCATTAACACCATCACTAATACAAATATCTACTCCACCTAGAGTACTACTACTTGAACATGAAGCGTATATAGTATCTATTTTATATACCTTATTAGAATCAGCGGTAACAGACAGGAGAGATGTTAACGTTGTTGTTGTAGATGCCGCAACATAACCTCCATGAATTGACGAAGCACTCGCAATATTTGGATCAGCCATATAAAATCTTTTTCATGCGTTCAAATATTTATATATCATCCAAAAATCATTGATATCATAACACCACCACTGCCACCACTGCCACTACCTCCACCATCAGAAGTACCAGCAATACCTTGAACACCCTGGGCACCGACAGCAGCATATTCACCAGAAAGACCCTGCAAACCTTGAGTACCTTGGTTTCCTTGAATACCACCAGCACCAGCAAGACCTTGAACACCTTGAGTGCCTTGAGAACCTTGACCACCAACAGCACCAAAGAGACCCTGAAGTCCTTGAAGTCCTTGAAGACCAATGGTTCCTTGAGTGCCTTGGTTAGCAAGACCCTGAACACCTTGTGCTCCAGAAAAATTAGTACCAGTTAAAAACTCTGTTAATCTTATATCGGGCATAATATTGTAGGGTTAATATGATCTATTTATCTGCACTATCAAAAGCATAATGTACATTATGTCCATCAGACAACACATAATGAAAAAATATTTGATGATAATATTTTTTAAAAATATTTTTTGTTATTGAAAAATTTTTCTTGTCAAATTCTTCTCTCCAATGAAGTATTTCACAACCCTTATATAGAATTGCATCTCCAGCAGAAAGATTCACAGAAACATCATCACCATTTGGTGTTTTTACAAATATTGGCCAAGGTTTCTTTGAATTAGAAGATACATGTATTGATACTGATATTTCACATGATGGTCTATCAATATGTTTTTCTAATTTTTGATTTGAAAAATAAAATCTATCAAAATAATAAGTATTATAAAGTTTTTTACCAATTATTTTTTCTATTTTCAATCTAATCTGGTTGTGTATATTTCTATATTGTGGGTGATTATAACAGCAAGTAGCTCCATTTACTTGCATATCTTCACCAGCATATGTAAACTCGTTTAATTTTTTACCCCAGTAATGTATTTGCCCAGTTTTAGATGGAACATTCCTGTACAACTCTTCAGGATTCCATAAATCCTTAACAACTAAGTATCCTTGTTCATCAAAAACACTATTATTTGTTTTACTAATAGTCATAATTTACTTCCACCTAGGTCCAACAACCCAACCAACTAATGATTTTCTTTGTCCTTTAGTAACTTTCAAAACTCTATGCTGAGTTCTAGAATCAAAAATTACTATAGTTCCCCTCTGCCTTGGAGCAAAATAACTTTTTCCATCTTCAGCAAGTAATTGTAAATTTCCACCCTCATAATCTTCTGGATTTGAAAGTTGAACAACAAACGAAAGTTTTCTAACCAATTCTAGATTTTCATTTACAAAATCTTGTGCTCTACCATCAGAATAATTTCCTACAGAAATTGGTTTGTAATGGCATGATATTCCAGCATCATTATGCCAAGTGTAAAATTCACCAACATCATATTGAGTAAATTGCATATTCTCTGCATCAATATTACGGATATCATAGAGAAAATTTTCCCTATTTGCTCTTTGAATATAATGCCAAACAAATCCTCCAACCCAATGCGTTGTTGGAATCCAAGAATTTTTTGATGCTCTCTTATCTTTATTTAAAGAATCACCAGATAAAAGAGAATCATTCATTTGATTCCCAAAATTATTATTCAAATCTTCACATATGACTTCAACAACCTTTTCTGGCAGATTAGTCATATACCAAATACTCTGATATGCCATTTATTATATTTTCCTGTTCAAATAATTATATCATATAATACTTTCACATATTACTGTGATTGACCAGTAAACATGTCATATTGATATTTTGTTTGGAGATAAGAATATCTGCTAGCAGCACCAGAAACTTCACAATAAAGATAATATTCAGTAGCAGATCCATCAGAATTAGCAGTAGCTCCAGTATTGGTGCTACCTGTTCCACCAGCATCATAACACCACATGCTATCAGTATTTTCTTGGTATGCAACATCAGTCCATGAGTGAGAGGTAGTCCAAGCAGTACTATAAGTTGTAGATCTTTGCCAATATTGAGCACTGTTTTGTCTATACAAGTCTGGATCTAAATTATTAATAACTCCATTAGCAGCATGAATTTCTATATGATCCATTTGGAAATCACCAAGAAACCAATTTGAAGCATCACTAGAAGCCTGTTGACGTACAAGAAATCTTCCCCAACCACTAGATTCATAAGATGACATGTTAATAGTACCAGTAAGCCATGGCTGACCATCAGCGGAGTGTTGTTCACTTCCCATACCACTGGTATAAGTTGTACCATTATTTGATGATACAGGCAATTGAGTAAGAGTACCAGCAGAAATATCGTGCCAATAAAAATTAGTAGTTCCCATGTAATCACCCCACCTATAATACTTAAATGTAATATATGCGTCTTGTATTTTTACGGATAAATTCTCGGCAGCATGGTATGACAATTCAGACTGACCTGTTACTATTTTACTAGAAGTGTCCGTCTTTGCTACAGTTCTTCTACCAGAATTATAACTTTTTATTGGCATATTATGAGGACTCCTTATCACCCAAAGGTAAAACAGTTATTGCATTTGTTGTACTGTCATTTTCAACCCGAATCGTATCACCATTTGTTGTCAATGTGATTGGATATGCGAACTCAATAAATGCCGTATCTGAAGCACTCATTGCACCTTTAATTATTTTGTTTGATGTTGCTGGAGATCCACCATTAGCCACCACATAGACGTGAAAAGTTGTGTTAGCACCAGTGTCTAGATTATGTATCAGTAATCCTCGGACGTATATTTTTTGAGAATTCTGAACTTGGACAACTGTTCCAGTACTATTTGCTGAAACGGAAACGGGAAATCCTAAACCAGTTTTTGCTAGGGCCATTATATTTTCGTTTTAATTTTATTTAGGTAAATAACATAGATTCCAGTAGATCTGCCGATCCACCACCAGAACCAGAAATTGTAACTGAAGCGATACCACTATTTACTGCTGCTGTTACTGAAGAACCATAAAAATTTAAAGTTGTTACTGCAGCACCAACATTAGATCCTTCTTCTTGTATTGTTATTCCACCACCAAGACCAGTATATGAATAAACTTGCCATCCATCTGTTGCATCTTCATATACAAATTCTACAATGACACCCTTCAAATCTAAAATAAAATTATCAGCGGAACCTTCAATATTACTACCATTACGTGCCACTGTTAAATTATTAGTGTCCCAATCTCCACCGTCACCAATTTTAACAGAATCACCTTCACTTGGAGATGCTGGTAATGTTATAGTAAAACTACCACCAGAGGTGTCGGCAATAAGTTGATCACCAGCAGAAGCTGTATAAGTTGTAGTCTTTCTAGTCCATGGATTTGATCCTCCTCCACCACCACCAGAACTATTAATAGTAACTATTCCTGTAGGACCACCAGTTAAAGTAATATTAGTTCCAGCAACAATTGATGTTACAATTCCACTCAATGCAGAACCATCACCAGAATAATCAGTTCCTGTTATCGTTCCACGAACATCAAGTAAACTAGTAGGAACAGAACTGTTGATACCAATTCTATCCGTATCAACAGCTCTTGTTATTAATCCTTCGGAAACTAAATTTGCAGTTTCTCTAGTTCTTCCCATTTAGTTAGTTCCTCCCTATTATGCTTGAGATTCTGACCAAGAAATTCTAGATGATATTTGATAAGGTGAATCTTTATTGATACTTGCAGTATCAAGAGATGATGCACAAATTGTAATTACATCTGGACCGTTTGGAAATACACCATCACCACCAAGAATAGAGTTTCCAAGATCAGTCAATCTACTTAAATCAAATGTTTCAGATGCAACAGATCTAATTTCTTGACCTTGAGTTCCAATACCAATAGGTCCGCCAGATGCACGGAACTGGTAAATTGTTGTTCCTCCTTGAATGGTATCTCCAGAATCATGAGCAGTATATTGTGAAAGTGATGGAGAACCAACATTTAAGTGATTTAAATTACTTAATGATCCATTCAATACGACAGTAATTCTTGAGTCATGTGATACGGAAACACCCATCTCTTGTAATTTTAATTGCATTCGATTAATAATATCTCTTTCACCAAGTTCTCCAATCAAATTATTATCTGCTGACGGTGCAAGACGAATACTAATCAAAGGAATTAATGAATTAAGATCAACATCACTATTAGAACCACCACTAGACGGAGCACCAATACTGACTGCAGTTCCTGAAGAAACAAGTGGATAAACTCCAGGTTGATTCCATCCAGTAGAAAGATAGATATAGACATAGAAACTATTTCCCGAATATTGAGTGAAGTCAACTGCTTGGCCATTCAATTCATCATCAACAGTATACAATGGAATACCATTTGTAAACTTATCTGCATCAGCAGCAGAAAATGTTAATCTTAAATACCAGTTTGAATAATTTCCATAAATTTTTTGTCTACTAATTGCACCATCTGCGGTTGTAGTTACAGTATCACTATCTCCATTTGTGAATGATAATGAATTGCCCGATGCAGTAAATAGATAACTATCATCATTATCAAATCCACCATCCATAATAACTGATGTTCCCCAGTGGAATAATGAAGGAACAAATGTTGGAGTATCTGTTGTATTTGCAACCTCATATCTAGCAGGGACATTACCCGTTCTCATATATGCTTCATTCAATCTATTATTATGAATAAATTCGTGCATATACTTAACATGACCGTAGGTATCTTTGAAACCAAAACGAATCTTACCTGCACCGTACCAGGAATAATCCATATAAGCCATTTGGATTGAATTGATATCTAAATTATATCCAGATGGTCCTGACCCATCTGCCTTATCAATATTCCAGGATGTCTGTGCAGTTCTTACATCCTGAGTAAGTGTAATCACAACACCAGAATTTGATGATCCTCTATATTTTGGTTGTATATCAATCTCATCCTGACCATGAATTGCGGTAACTTTATATGATTGACCTCTAACCACAATCATATCATTTACAGATAATTGATCTTGGAATCTTGTATTTGTACCAAGAATTTTATTACTCAGATAAGTAACATTTGATGTTCCAGATAACTGTTGAACAGAGGATCTTCTTACACAATATAAATTTGATCCATCATATTCATAGAAGAAACCATTTTGATCATCAAATAATCCAGCACGAACAGAAGCACCACTATATGAGTTAATAGTCCATTCCATAAATCCTGTTGGATTTGCTTCTGATACTGTTCCACCCGCAGTATATTGGAAAGTAAATGTTGTTGGATTTGCTACAGTAAAATTAGTTCCATTATAATTTGAATCACTCGCACCCCTAAACTTAATTGTATCACCAGCAGTTAAATTATGTGGATATTCTGTCGTCACGGTAACAGTGGTTCCAGATCCTTCAACTAATCTTGCTGGTTGATATGGATTGAAGTTAATAGCCATTGAACACTGAATACCTTTACCAGATTGATAACGGAAATATTTTCTTGTTTGTCTGATAATTTTTGAATTTGGTGATGTTCCAGCAGTAATATCCACACCACCATCAAAAGGTCTATGAATAAAGGTTCCATCTGCCCTTACATTGATCTTTGTATCAACATAATGCTCTACACCAGTTTTTGCAATACCAATCGAATTACGAAGAACTAAACTCGTATCACTTACAATAGATGCAACTTCTCCTTGAGCATAATCTGAGAAAGTTGATAGTCCAGCAACAATAAATGGATCTCCGATAGAATATGTTGATTGGAATTTCGTATTTGTTCCTGTTACTGTTGTTCCTGTTTCTGTTGTAGTAACCGTTCCTGCTGCTGCAACTCTTCCAGCAATTCCAGGAATTGTAAGTTTATATGAACCAGAAGATGCCTGAAGATCAGTAATTGAATTAATACCAGTTTGTGCATCACTAGTAGAAAAACCTAACTGAACATATTCATTGTTGGGAACAATCGCATAATATGTTGTTCCTGATGTTAATCCAGGAATACTGGCACCACTGACCTCATCAAAAACTAATTTTTGAAGATTATTTAATCCATGACCAGTTGGTATATTGATATAATATGAATCTGAATTAGCATCAGATGTGATACCTGTGTTACCAAATGTAAGTTCTCTTGATACAATTCTATTGCTAACACCAATACTTACTGTTGTACTAGTTATTCCAGTTATATCATAGTAATCATCAACAACACCAGTCGTTTGTGCAGTTTCTACTAATAAAGGTGCTGCACCCGTATCAGTAAAATCCAGAACATTTCCATTACTATCTTTTAATTTAAATCGATTTACATCGACTACTTCTGCCGTAAGTGTATTGATACCAACACCACTTAATCCAACAACTGAAGTATCAGTTTTGATTTGATCAACAATATCACTTATTCTTGATGCAAAAGTAGCACTATCATAGTAATTAGTGGCAGTATCTTCATCAAGAGCAAATAAAACTTCAATGAGGTAAAATTGTCCTCTTATATTTTGCGTACTATTTGAAAATGTACCATGAAATGCCCACTCAATATTTCTACGGTATTGAGACCAAAAAGTATTTCCTCCATACTGAGCACTCCAATTATCATTTTCTAAGAAAATATTAAATTTTACGGCACCAGAACGAGCAGTATCACCACGATAATACTGGCAAAGGTAAGTATAATACCATCCATCACCAGCATTTTGTCTGGTATTTTGTACATAATAATTACTATATCCGCTAGAAGTATTACTTCCTTTGCTATAATAAGTATAATCAAAGTATCGTTGTCTGGCAATACTTGACTCAACTGTGCTTGGATCTGGAAATGATCGTACAGTTATAATATGATCCGTAAATCCCAGATAATTATGTGCAGTTGATTGATAATAATATCCTAGATTTGCTAGTGTTGCTGGAGCAGATCCAGTATTATCAGTATATCTTGTAAAATACTGTCCAACATCTACTGGATTTCCTGTAAATAAAACGGATGCAATTTCTCCATAATCATACCAACGATATTCTGCTCTAAAAGCAAGAGAAGAGTTATAGAAATATAGAGGGTTAGCTCTATTCGAAGAGCCAGAATATTGTCCATATGAAAAATCCTGATACTGTATATCATTTGCACCACCACTAGCACCTTCTCTTGGAGTTATGCCTACTCCATTAGTAGTATAAAATGCAGAAGTTGAGATATTAGCATTATGATAAATTCTGGAGTGATTTGCTCCATGTGTTGATACAATTGCATCTGCAGCAGTCGTAACGGCATCAAATATTGTGTTTATTGCAGCACTACTTGTTTCAGGTTCTCCACCTGCTCCAGTAGCTGCCGTTGGCATTGTTCCACCAGTATCTGCTGATAAAAATACGGTTTGATTTGTATATAATCCGTGATTAGCAGCATAAAAACTATCATCAGTTATATTCACAAAAGGACTTCCATCAGGAGCATTTGATGCTGTACTTGCAATACCAATAGATCTTTTGCCTACAGTATTTGTAATATACAAACTGGTTGATGTTGTTAATCCATGATTAAATTCTGTTTCGATTGTTAATGTTGATGGATCTGCATTATCTGTCTCAATTCCTCTACTTTTCTCATATTCAATATTTGATCCAGTGAAAAATGAACCAGGAATAATCGTTGTATATACCGTCTTTGTATTTGCAGTTGTAGATTGTATAGAACCTGCTCTATAAACAAATGTAGTATCAGATGGAACTGCAGTAATAATATACTTTCCGTTTACTGTTCTTACATTGGTTCCTTGAACTTCAATTGGATCACCAACTGCTAAGTCATGGTTAATCGTACAAACAACAGTAACCTCATCACTATTATTTGTGATATTAACCTGACTAATTCCACCAATAGAGATACCAGGAGCTCTTGTGTATGTTGATGGAATATTATTAACAAGTTCTAATGTTTCCCACTTTGTTGGTTGTAATCCATATTCAAAGTCAGTATCAATTAAATTCTCTGGATTTGATACTCTAAATTTATGAACAGGATCTAATAGTGATTCTCCTGCTTCAATTTTATTCTCTTGTTCATCAACAAATATTTGAAGCTCATCACTATCACTCATCGTGGTAGTGTCATATTCTAAAGTGATAGTCGTCTCATCATTATCACTATTATATGATGTAGTGCCCCCTTTATTTGTATCGGCAAAATTGTAAATAATTGTCTGATCGGTTACATTTGTGATCAGTTGAAGTGTTCTAAGTTTATATAACCCCTTTATAACTACAGTTTGTGCAGAAGCATCAAAGGTGTAATTATAGATTAACTTCTTTGCCATTGTATCCTTTCAGTTTTATATCAGTATTTATCATCCTAATGCGATTGCAAATGCAATTGCATCATTTTGAGTTGCCATCTGAACATTATTAGCAGATATATCACCAGTAATACTTATACTGCCAATACCAGTAATATTATATCCATTTAAATCAAGATGACCACCTAATTCTGGAGTCGTATCATCACTAACCTCAACACTAGTAAGAGATACAGAACTATATGCAACAAATTCAATCACATCTCCAACGTGAGTATCATTATCCAATACAACACTTGTCCCATTTGTTGCCGTAAATTCACCAGTTTCTAATCTGACACCATTAAGGTATACATCAAGATATCCAACATCATAAGTAACTGAATATGTATCGGTTGCACTACTAACAGTTTGAGTAGTAACTGTTCTTGTAGTACTACCACCACCTCCACCTCCAGAAATTGTAATTGTTTTTGTTGAACCAGTTCCTGATGCAACTACACCACTACCAACAAAGTTTAATACGGATGCTGCTGTTGTTAAAGCAGAACCCTCATCCTGAACTGTAATAGCACTACCAGCACCAGCTGGTCCCTGTAAACCTTGGAATCCAACTCCCTGAAGACCCTGAAGACCTTGAGTAGCTTGAATACCTTGAGCACCTTGAGGACCAGGTACGTTAGAGTCTTCACCCTTAACACCCTGAGTTCCCTGAGATCCAACACCCTGAGTTCCTTGGAATCCTTGAGATCCTTGAGTGCCTTGAGCACCAGAACCAATTATACCTTGGAGACCTTGTAAGTCAGAGGCAGTAAGATCATAGATGTTAATGGTATTACCCATAGAAGTTCCATGAGTAACACAACTATAATTAAGTTGGTCTGGTGCATCGTAGGGAACTACAAAAGTATGTACCAAATCTGTTCCTAATGTACCACCATTATCAGTCCATCCACTAGTGTATCCAGATCCATTTAGAAGTTCTAATTCTAATTCATGACTAACATTACTAGAATCAGATTGATCAAAGGTATACTTTTGACCCCTGAATAAAGATAAAGATGGTTGAGAATCACCATCTAGAACAAAAACACTACCAGATACAGTAACAACATACTGTTTTGCAATAGGTTGTGATCCAACAAGTCCTTGAGTACCTTGAGCACCATCGGAACCAGGAGTACCAGCACCTGTTTGACCTCTTTGCCCCTGAAGACCTTGGAATCCTTGAGAACCTTGAGTACCTTGTCCAGCATTAGATCCATCACGACCTTGAAGACCTTGAAGACCTTGAGCACCTTGAGGACCAGGTACGTTAGAGTCTTCACCCTTAACACCCTGAGTTCCCTGAGATCCAACACCCTGAGTTCCTTGGAATCCTTGAACACCCTGAGTTCCCTGATTTCCTTGAGGACCCGTTTCTCCTTTATCACCAGTTCTAGCAAAGGTTATTATAATGTCTTCATCAGCACTAAATGGATTAGTTGCCGATGAATCTACAGGACTTACCGTAATATCAAAATATCCACTGTTGTCTGTAAGACTTGAAATTGTAAATAATATAAATTGACTTGGATCTGTTTTGTTTGAAATCTTGACATGACCCTTGATAGTACTTGTAGAGTCATCAATAGTTTGTAGATAAGATGATATATCATTACCGTTCTCATCTATGTCACAAATATAGATACCCGTTGCAGCATTCTGAGTTGAATTATCTAATCTAATATCTCCTGAACCTGGATTCGCATCTGTGGTATTTGCTTCAAAGGTATAATAAAATGTAGCACCACCAAAGTTGCCAGTATCTCCCTTAATACCTTGAAGTCCTTGAAGTCCTTGAGCAGATAATCCACCTTGAACACCTTGCAATCCAGTAGGAACAAAGAAAATAGAACAATGATTGTTATTACCAATTGTGGTGATACTACCAGATGAAAGACTAACAGTAAGTGTGTAATATGTATCAGTACCTTGGTTAACCGATTCATCGACTATATCAGTAACTTCAAAAGTCCAAGTATAATTAAATAATTGTATATGTAAATATCCTATAGGATTTGCTCCCCCTATAGAAGACCAATTACCAATCCACGAAGTTTGAGATATGTTTTGTAAATCATTATGATGAATGTATATTTCTGTTACTGATGCTGCGGATGTATCATCCCATCTAAAATAACCCGCTCCAGGATTAGACTTAGTTGTTGTATTACTATATCGATATACTACTCCACCTCCACGCCCCTTAACACCTTGAACCCCTTGAAGTCCTTGAGAAGCAACTGCCGCATCAACCCAATTAATCTCAGTTCCAGTAGAACTTAATACTTGTCCAGATGATCCAATATCACCATCTTTGTCCAGAAGTCCACCAGTAATTCTTACACCAGTATTAGCAGTTTCAAGTTTTTTACTATCAGCATAATAAAGATCTACTGCACCAGCAGAGTGTGTGAGAATTCTTTTTGATCCAGCCGTATCGATCTTAACATTATCACCACGGATAAACAATGTTCCACCACTTGTCTGGTAGTTAATCCCAACATCACCAGAAGTTTCGTATATTATAAGATCATTATCATTACCAACATATAATCCATTACCTAAAGTATCGCCAAGTTGTATACGATCTTTAAAGGTAGAAATACCAGTTACACTTAAACCAGCGCCAATACTAACATGAGAATTTGTGGAAAGACCTACCGTATTACTTTCCCAATAACCAGGTGCTCCAACACCAGTAATTGTAGACCCATCAGAAGTCCACGATACTCCAGATCCAGTTGAGATTAAAATCTGCCCTGCAGTTCCCGAAACATTATAGTAATCTTTCAGTTCTCCAGTAAGTCTCGCACTTCCCTGGATATGTAAAGTCTCAGAAGGTATAGTCGTGCCTATCCCCACCTTCCCATCAGTAACTGAGGGGAAAAGCATTCCATCTGAAGATAACTTACCAGTTTGTCTAGACTTTCCCATTATATTCCTATGGTTTTAAGTATTTATTTTTATAAATGTAAAACATGTTATGAAACATCAATCCGAATAACAACAAGACCATGAGCCCCATGTCCACCATCACCACCAGCATAACCAAATCTTCCAGGATGCCCACCACCACCTGCACCAGTGTAGTTATGAGCATGTCTATATGAAACACTAAGAAATGCACTGTTACCACCAGCACCACCTAAAGATGTTAAATTATTACTACTGCTTCCACCATTACCGCCAGAAGCATAATATCCTGATGTAGTTACAGTTGGAGTCCAATCAGGTCTATCTGTAGATGGTATTGCAGGAGCAATTATTGGTGCTGGATAAATTGGGTAAGTGTTAGCCACACCACCATAAGTATTACTGCTACCATTACCACCAGATCCGCCGCCACCACCAGCAGTTACATTTCCAGAAAAAATTGCTTGTCCGCCATCATTTCCCTGTCCAGGAGTTCCAGACCCCTTAGTTCTTGATGGAGCAGCACCACCTCCACCAGATCCACCAGGATTTCCAGGACCATATGTACTCGACTCAGGTCCACTCCAAGTACCATATCCACCACCTCCACCACCAATAGCGGTTCCTATACCACTATTAGTCTCCCCATTCCAAAGATAGGATGGTGTTCCATTATTACCCCTACCATAAGCAATAGCATCAGTTGCACCATCAATTCCACCTGTTCCACCAGCACCACATTGAACAGCATAGGATCCAACACTCAAAGTACCAATTCCTGCCAAAACACCTCCTGCTCCTCCACCACCAGAACCATATGTACTCTGATTATTGGGTTCTGTTCTAGTCGCTCCTCCACCACCACCGCCACCAATAATAATATAATCAAATGTTAATTGATTCTGAGGAGCTTTAATTATTTGAAAGTATTCTGTACTATTTTGATTGGTAAATACGTGATACTTATATCCATTCCCTGGTTCTAATACTGTTCCACCGCTTGTCATAATTGCAACTTCGCGATGAAATAACATTTGAAGAATTGACATTATACTACCCCCGCACCAACAATTACAAATTTATTAGTTCCAACACATAAAATTGTTGCAAGACCTTTTGCTGAAAGTGTTTTATTTCCCGTACTTCCAACTCCACCAAGATAAACAGTGGTTCCAGAACCTTGCACAACATCAAAAGTAGCTCCAGAATTATTATAAACGGAAATTATATCCCCCTCATTAAAAACATTTTGAGGTATGATTACATCATCACTAGTATTAACAAATTTACCAGCATCAGTAGAAACTAAAGTATATGCCGATGATGTAGTAATACCAATGATTGACCCAAGACTTACTCTCTCATAAGCGATTGTTTCAATAATATCATTCTCAACAGGATCCTCAGTAAAGATGATAGATGAACCATTAGTTGCAGTATATTCACTTGAATCCAATTTAGATCCATTCAAGAAGACATCAACATATCCAACAGTATAATTAGCGGATATTCTATCAGTTGCTGCAGCACCAATAATCACAGATGTAACTGTTCTCTCAACACCACCATCAGCGATATAACCAGTAATACCCTGAACACCCTGAACACCCTGCCCAGCATTTGATCCTTGAAGTCCCTGAAGACCCTGTAAACCTTGAAGTCCCTGAGCACCTTGAGAACCAAAATCACCAGTATAACCCTGAAGACCTTGAGTTCCTTGATTACCTATTCCTTGAGTTCCTTGAAGACCCTGTCTTCCCTGAGTTCCTTGATTACCTTGTATTCCCTGTAAACCCTGAGTCCCTTGTAATCCCTGTAAACCTTGAAGTCCCTGAGCACCCTGAAGAGCCTCATATTGAGTATATCTATTCCACCCAACATTAGAATTAAGATATACATACTTAACTAATGCATGTTGAGTACCTTCAGTTCTATCAGATGATGATGATTCTATATTATCAGAAGATGTAACTGTTAGATTTGCAAGACTCCAATCATGACCATCAGCTATTGTAACAGTATCACCAAAAACAGGGTTTGATGGTAAAGTTATTGTAAAGGGATTAGAAGTAGATTCGGGATTCCCTATAGTATCAGCAACAATTTGGTCTCCGACAGTTGCTGTGTAATCATCTTCTACAAGAATCCATTTATCACCACCAGAAATAGAAACATCAACAACTTTTGAAGAACTATTATAAGATACTGTATTACCAGTTCCAATAAAGTTTACGGCAGTAATTATACCAGTTGTAATCGCTGTCCCACCAGAATGAATACCAAGGTTAAATCCACCAAGAGCGTTTACTTCACCAGAAACAGATAAATTTTGTCCATCAAATTGTAAGGTATTAGATCCTACTGGTTCATTGGAACCATCTTTATAAATTACTTGATATGCAGATCCAGCAACAGGTCCAGTTCTTCCTTGAAGACCCTGGAATCCTTGAGATCCTTGTGTTCCCTGGAATCCCTGTGACCCTTGAGTTCCCTGGAATCCTTGAGATCCTTGTGTTCCCT